CACTTCCTGCAAAGACGGGCTGTATGAAAAATCAGCACTTTCCGCAACAACTTTATTTCCTCTTTTAATCTGTAAAATCATTGGTCTTTAAATCGCTGGTTGGTCAATACTGAAATTTAACGAAAATGTATATGCAGACACAAGTTTATCCGGGTTCTGCAAGTCCTGAACGTCCTGATAACTCATCTTTGCGCCTGTTTCAAAACCAGTGCATCTTATCACCTGTTTTGCCGATTCGCCCCATATATCATTCCATATAGAGAATGAAGAAGAACCGTAAGGCGTACCTGGAGTGGCAGGTATCACATTGGTTATATATGAATAGAACGAACGGATATTAGTCTTTACCGTTTCCACATCTCCCAAAGCGGCAAATGTTATGCTCCCTTCCGTTGGCTGATAAACAGGCGTGACAGGTTCGTACACCTTCTGACCGTTCTTGTCATACCATTTTTCGGCATAGGCTTCCTTTCTTGTCGGCAAATCCCATAATCCCTTGCTTTCAAGTATATACAGCCTGTATGTGGCATACAAATCCTTTGCCGTATCGCTTCCTTTCTTTATAAAATATTTAGATATAGACATCCGTTCAATTTTCAATTAATGCAAAATTAGAAAAAATATTTTAAAAAACAATCAACTTCACAAATTATTTTTCTATATTTGCATCACAATCGGTGCTTTGGATGAGTGGTTTAGTCAACGGTCTGCAAAACCGACTACAGCGGTTCGATTCCGCTAAGCACCTCAAGTGATTGGATTTTTTGTTCATAATCAAACTGGAACGCCCTGCCAACTGTGAAGCTAGCAGGGCGTTTGTTTTAGTCAATTATAACTTTTATCGCATTTCCGCCTGACCTTGGGGCAATGGAAACGACACTCAGAAGTGCTGTCTTTATCGCCATAGTTGCGGCAAGCTGCTGGGTGAGAACCTCCAACTGTGACTGCTGTATGGCTGTCATGTTCGTTCCTCCCGTTCCTGCCGAACCACCATTTAACGATACCAACTGACGGAGAAGATCGCTTTGGACAACCATTTCGTATCTCATCCCGTTAAGATAACCCAATGCCTGGTTGAATGTATTCTCGTCAACTCCTGCAATGGCGTTGGACAGACCTTCCGCGTTCTCTTCCGTTTCGGTAAGCATTCCGCCTAGGGCGTTGTTTATCTCATTGACTACACCCCCGGCTTCCGCAAAGGCTGATTCCAATGAACCCATGACATTTCCTAGTATTATAAGTTCATCCTTGTCTATCTTGTTATCCGCAAACATACCACCTTTACCGTCCGCTCCAAACAATGTGGTCTGTACCTGTTGCATTGCCTTTTCTATGTACTGCTGCTGAACCCAGCTTTTAACAACATCTCTCATAACGTCCGCTACGGTATCCTTGTATGCCTTGGCTGCGTCCTCTCCTTTCAGCCATGCTTCGACAAGAGCGTCACCTATCTGGCTAGCCCAATCTTTCAAGTCAATGCTGTACAATTCACTTGCAAGCGTTTCTGTATAATATCTTATCTCATACTCCAATTCTTTTATTGTCTGTTTGTAATCTTCTACTTTTTCTCTGTCTGACTTTTTCTTATCTTCTTCGGCTGCCAGAATATCCTTTTGAATTTGCAACTGTTCTTTCAGATTTGATACCTGTTTGGATGTAACCTCATCAAGTTTTGCCGGGTCTATAATGTGCTCAAATTCCTTTTCAAGCATATTATAAATATTGGTCAACTTCTTTGATTCAAATTCAAGATCCTCTATATGCTTTTGAAGCCTTTTGTCATGCTGTCTGTTAAACGTAGCGATAACATCAAGCGGCATGGATATAGCCGAGCCTATCGCACCTGCAAAATCACCGCTTTTGAATGAATCCCATGATTTCTTCACGCCTTCATTCATAACTCCCATAGCTTCCGAGAACTGGTTCATCTCGCGCATGAAACCACTGTCAGTATCCTTACCCATAGAATCCATAAGGTTGGACACGGATGCGATTATCTGCTGCATGGCTTTTATGGCATTGTATATGTTGGTTATGATAAAGTCAATAAGATTCACCGTCTGCAAAGCGTTCTGTGCGGCAGCCATCATTCCTTTACCAGTCTTGACAGCTTCCTGTCCGCTCTTGTATCTTGATTCGGCTTCCGACTTGGCACTCAAAGCGGCATTGGCGGCTTCTTCATCACCGTTCTTCATCGCGTCCTCGTATGCCTTGGAAGCATTTTCTATGTCAGCCATAGCCTGTTGCATATCATTCATGCCTGCCATCATCGTCGACTTTCCAGCATCATATCTCTTGTTGTACAGACCTTCAAGACCATCTTTCATGTATGTTTGCAAATCAGACTCGTTGTTCTTCATCATCTTCTCTATCTGCTTATCCACACGTTCAAGTTCTTTCATGTACTCTCTTGCGCTGATAGCACCCGATCTGAACGCACTGTTGAGCATTTCCCTTACCTTGTCAGCTACGGTATTTGCAGCCTCCATAGACATCGCTTCAACAGCACCGAAGAAGTTCTGATAGTCTGTGGTCAGCTTGAACAAGTCCATTTCTTCACTTTTCTGCAACGCGGAAGATAATGAAGTGTTGCCCATACCCTTTGCCGTTTCAATTCTTTTTCGGTAATTCTCCCTGATAATATCAACCTGTGTATAGTAGTCACCATATTTTTCAAGGTCATTCGCATACTGCTTTGCCATCTCACCGAAATAGCCTTTCCATGCGTCAATCATTCCTTGTATAACCTCTTTCTGATCTTCTCCGATATTCTTATTCCCCTTAATGGCTTCCTGTATCTGATTGATATACTGGTTCATTGAGGTGAATGAAGATGTGTCGGGCACGACAGAAACACCAAGGTCAAGATTCATTCCTGCCAATGCGGATTGCAGATTGTTGTATATCCCTGCTGCAAAACTTTCAGCCATAGTAGATGTATCACCACTGAACTGAACGGCAAGGTCTAAGGCAAGTTCGGAATCACCCGTTATTCCAAGTATGTCACTGTAAAAGTCATACTTGTTCTTGTATCTGTCAAACTCATCCGTAATCCTCTTCATCACCTTCTTGGCTGCATCAACATAAATTTCAGAGGACAATTCGGCTGCTTTCCTTGCGTTTTTGACTGCATCCTGTGGAACACGTGTTTCCAATTCCTTTGCAGCCTTGTTGTAATTGTCAACAATAGCCTGTTTGTCATATACAATATCCACGCCAAGTTTTAACGCCTGTGAACCGTATATGGCTTCAATCTGCTTTTTAGCTTCTTCCTTACCTATGTTAATGCTCAAATCCTTAAACTTGGAATAGGCGGATTCAAGCAATGACAACCTGTTTTTCCAAAGGTCAGCAAGAGGATCTCTTTTTTGTCTTTCCTTCTTCTGCTTTTCCAGTTCAAGGTTGAATTGTTTTGCTGTTCCCGTAGCTTTTGACATCGCTTCATTGGCAGCGTTAAACTCGCTTATTATTTGCCTTAATGTTTCAAGTTCTTCGGGGTCTACCAATCCTGTCAGTTCGTATTTATCACCTACTTTTTTCAGTTTACCTTCTTTGGAAAATTTGTCAATAGTTCTCTGATAGTTTTCTATTGTACTCTTTGAATCTTTATATTCCTTTTTTACGGCATTGAAAAAATCCTCTACAGTCTTTACATCTGACGTTTTGATTGTTATAGTCCATGCTTTTCCTGTAATCTCGTCAAGTGATTTCTTCCATCCTGTCAATCCTGCTTGCGCTTCCCTATCGTCAAGTTCAAATTGAATACGCCATCTTTCTTTTGCCAGTTCGTTCAATTTCTTTCTAGCATTTTCCCCTAATTCATTAGCTACTGCAAATTCATCAAGATGTATCTTTAATTGTTTCTGTTGCTCATCAGTAAGGTTTTTTACATCTATATTGCCAAATACATCTTTAAGTTTCTTCTCAGTATATTTTGCAAATAGATTAAAGGATGATTCAAGTTCTTTTACTTCATTCGTGATACCCATCCTCAACTTCTCATACTCCTTCAACAATTCCTCACTGTCAAAATGGGTTTTGTTCTTGAATATTTCAAATGTTCGCGCATCCCCTGACGTTTCAGCCAAAGAACGTATCTTCTCGACAATAGTAGCTGCCGAAGCCCCTTTGTTTATCAGTTCGGTGAGTTCGTTTCTCCATTCCTTAGTACCCTTACCCATGTTTATAATTTCCTTGGATGCTTGTACTATCTGCCCACGAAACTCTTCTATATTCTTTCCTGATGAAGTTAGTTTTACGGCTGATTCCTCGTAATCTTTAAGCATATCAGAGAATGAATCTCCAAATACACCCGTAGATGTTGCCTTATCCGCCTTGAACATTATATCCGCATTTTCGGCAGCGCGCTTATAAACCTGCTCTAGTTCCGATGCTGACTTTTGCAGATATTCCACACGTGATTTCTGATCATCTATCTTCTTGCTGTTCTGTACTATATATTGCCCTATATTGCCATATTTAGACAATACTCCAGTAAGTGTTTCCTCATACGACTGCAACTGTTTCGTGTCAAGCTGTTCAAGGTTTTCCGGGGTAAGTTTATCGAAGTTTATCTTGTCAAGGTCTTTTTGCAAATCACTGTATGATTCACGGAAAGACTTTGCACTATCCTTTATCTTCTGATTGAACTCTTCCGAACGTGCAGACATAATATGAAACGCTTCCGCTACAAGCCCTGCAACAGTAAGTATTGTCATAAGAGGATTAGCCTTTATCGTAAGCCACAATGTTTTCAATGAATTTGTCAAACCGAATGTTGCCAGTTTAAATCTGTTCATCAACATTGTAGTTTTTGTCATAGACAACATTCTTGCAGCTTCCGCACCTGTCAGTTTAAGTTCTGTTACAAGAAGATGCCGTTCAGCCTGTGTCAGCATATTTGTGGCAAGAATGCGTTTTGCCATCTCTGCCGACATCTTTCCCGAATTAACGGCAGCAACTATCTCTACGGCAGACAGTTTTGACGCTGTCGCTATCTTCCATCTCTCGGCAGTAGTGAGCGTTCTGTACATTGCAGCCTGTTTAAGCAACTGGGCTTCCCGTAACTTCTCAGCCTTAATGGCATTAGTTGTTGCGACAACTTCTTTTCCTAGCATGGCTGTTCTAGCCAACTGCAATCCTTTCAATGCGGCATATCCTACAGCAACACCCTCTATTGCCTTAGAGAAATATCTCCAGTTGTTCATTGCATCGGTTATGCTTCCGACAATACCTTTCAGAACGGAATCATTCGCCTCACCTATATCATTCATCATAATCTTGTATGAATCGGCAAGGTTGCTTACCATACCTTTCAAAGACGCAGCTTGTATTTCCTGCATCTTGTAGAATATACCACCATCTTTCGTCATTGTGGTAAACATCTCCCGAATATACTCGAAAGGAATCTGACGTGTTGATATGGCGTTGAACACATCATCAGTAGTTTGAGCCACACCTCTTACTTCTTCCAGTTTTTTTCTCAATGAATCCAATGCAGGAATACCGGCCTCTGTCAATTGACGTAATTCCTGCCCTCTCAATACACCTGCGCTTCTTATCTGACCATAGGCAAGAATGATACGTCCCATATCAACGCCAAGACCTGCGGAAACGTCCGCAAGACTTTTCATTGTACCGTACAATTCGTTGACAGGTATCTGGAATGCAGCAAGCTGTTTGGTATATCCAACCAAATCGCTGAACTGGAAAGGAGATATTACAGAAAGCCCCTTAATCTGACTGAATATCTGGTCAGCCCGTCTCGCATCCTGTATGATGGCACGCAATGACACCTGTTGTAACTCGAACTCTCCACGAATGGCAACAAGTTCCTGAAACATATCTCTGAAAAAGTAGAATCCGGCATAAGTCTTTATCGTATTGACAAACTCACGCATCATTCTGCTCTGCTTTGTCAGTTCCTCGGTAAATTCCTTTGAACTTGCGGCATTTTTCTGATTGGTCTGCTGCATCTTTGTTCCATAGGATGTAGCTTCGTTTACAAACTTGTTGTGTTCCTGTATCTTCCTGTTGAGAAGAGTAAGGGTACGGTTATAGTTTGCGTCAGTCGTATTAAGCGCATTACGCCTGTTCGTTAATTCAGAAATAAGATTGTTAGCCTGATTGATAGACGTAGGATTGATGCTCAACAATTCATTCGTTGATGTTTTTCTTAAAGATGATTGCAACTTCTCCAATCTGCCTTGCAATTTCTGAATAAGAGCGTCAGCCTTTGTTATCTGATTGCTGTTCAAAGGAATATCAACCTTAAATTTATTCAATAGTTCAAGGCGTTTTTGTATGGCAGCAATTTTCTTGTTCAAGTCCTCAGCACTTCCCTCCGGCATACCAAGGGCAAGTCCAGACTGACCAGAAAGGTATTGTAGATACTTCTGATTGGTCTGCTGCATCTTTTTATTCGCCTGTTCCTGCTTTGATGCTTGTCTATCCATCTCCTTTGTCCGTGCAATCTCCATTTCGTATTGCTGGCGTAGAAGATTAAGTTCTCTTTCATCGGAAATGGACAATTTAGGCGCACTGTTAGCAGTAAGGGAATATGCGGTTTTCAATCTGTTCAATTCAGCGACAAGATCATCTATCACTTTCTTCTGACTTTCAAGATTGGCTTTTCTTGTAGCCATCCCCTTATCTCCGCCTGCATTGCCTAGGTTACGGTAAGTCTTTTCCAGCTTGTCATACTCTCTTGTCGCTTCGACAATCTTGTTTGACAACCCTTCCATCTGAACAAGTATATCCATTTTCTTGTTCGACTTTCCTTTCCCTACCTTGGACGCGTTTTCATTCGCTTTATTTATCTTATCTACAACCTCGCTAAGTTCTGCATTCATTTTGCCTATATCGGTCAACATAGGCTTGAAGGACATCTCCTGGTTAAAGGTGTCCTGCAACTTCTTCTGTATATCCTTTATCTGTTTGTCAAGACCGGAATCATCTAGCCCAATCTTAAACTTTAATGCTCCTAAATCAACATCAGCCATAGTTATTGTTTTTTTAATTATTGCAAAAATAGCAAAAATAAACACAATAGCATGATTTACAACAAACAAAAATCCATTAGCATTTTTTAACATATTAAAAATTGTGGATAAAAACGATTATGTTATCTTTGCAAAAAGATAAATGTATTATGGCATTTATAACCAATTAAACACTATTTAACTAAATTGGTATCACCCTTGGTAGAAGGGGATGAGGACGTGGAGTGGTCGGCAGTAGTCGGGACGGTGAAACGTCAATATGTATGTGTATAAACGTATATAATTACCTGTGGAAAAACAATATAATTGAAAAGCGAATACTAGTAAATTTATGAATAAGCCGTTTTCTATATTGCTATTTTTTTTGTTACTGTCGTGTTCTTGTTCACGCAAGCTACTTCCATCTTCGACAAATACAACTATAGTAGACCATAACACGACAGTAACGGAAAGAGTAGTATGGCAATCAAAAATAATAACTCTTCCAACAGAACACATACAACATACAACATTTGAAGATAGTTCACACTTGGAAACATCATTAGCCATATCAGACGCTAAAATAATGTCGGATGGTAGGCTTTTCCATAGTTTGAAAAACAAGAAAGACTTTTTACAAGACAGTATTCCATCTTTGGAAAAAGAAACGGTAGTGACGAAAGATTCTATAATAACCGTAGAGAAAATTGTAGAAGTAAAGGTAGAAAAGGAATTGTCTAAATGGCAAAAAATACTAATCAATCTTGGATACATAGGTATCGGTTTCATATTGTTTTCAGGTTACAAAATAGCCCGAAAGTTCGTGTAACTTTCGGGCTTATTTTATTTATCTGTGTCAATTTGTCCCTTAATGCTTTTTTTTAAATATTTCGTAACGCTATCCATTACGCATTCAACACACCAACCTATAAAGTATGCAAAGTGCTCATCCTGCCCATTTTTATACCCCATTGCTATATCACAATAATCAAATACATTACAAACATAATGAGCAGATTCATGAGCAACAGTGCTTACCCCTATACCATCATTGGATAACCAAATAAGTACACCTAAATGGTTTGTACTTTTTTCCCTTACAAAAATAGTCATGCCTTTACAGCCCTTAATTTCATCTTTGGATGTATCTATCGGATCATGATTAAGTTTGGTGAATTTTCTATATATTTCCCCCCATTGATCATCCCCCACTGCAACATACAGTTTAAGGGGATATATTTTAGGATCGTATTTTGTTATCATCGCAAAACATCTTTTAGTAATATATCGGGATGCTCTTCTTTAGGTTTAGATTCTTTGAATCTATATATAAAGCCACTTGCATCCTTGTTAGCTTCCTTATATAAATCTTCTGTAAGAGAAGCCTTGTACAACTTCATTTTCTCTTCAAAATGATAATCAAGTTTAGGCTGGTCCATTATTACTGCCTGTATATAACTCCATGAATATTTCCATAGCAAAGCCCAGTCCTTGATTATCATCAATCCTCCGAATAGCCTTAAATCTCCTCTGAATTGGGGGAAATCTTTTTGGATAGATCCTCGTGAGCCGATTTTGCATCGAGAGATAATTTCATGGCATCCTTCTTGCTTAATGTCGCTGTCGTATCTATCAAGAACGCTAAACGGATTGTATTTGTAAAAAAATCACTTACATTAGCCCCCTCCACGATGGCTTCTATCAACGGAGTTAGTTCCTTATGGTCATAGTGCCTGCTTAACCACCAAGCGTATATACGTCTTGCAAAAGGAATGATTTCAAAAAACCAATAGTTATTTAATATTCCTGCCGCAGCAACTTTGTATGGAATAGACGCATCATTTTTCATTATTGCAATCATTTCTTTCTTTGCTGTATCTGGATTGATAATATCACGAATCAGCAGTTTATCCACAATATAATCGTATGCCCCCAAACGAAGACCGCGTATTTTAAATTTCTTGTTACCAACCATAACTTCTTTATATTTATGAGTGGCAAACTTCTGCATTTTTATCTGATCGTCTAAATCAGGCTGTTTCCAATTAAATAGTCCCATGTATTATTAATCTAGCTTAAATGGTTTTACCGTTAATTTACCTTTTACATCCACTTTTGATATGTTTTCAGGTGAATTTGTAGAAACGAACACTTTCGTATATTCCGATGATATTATTTCAATACTAGCGTTATCAAGCAATGTAATATATACTATGCTATTATCAAGTGCAACAATATTTACATGACTGTTATCCTTGACATACATTTCTCCTATACCATAGTCATTATAGGTGACAACACAATCACAAGCTCCATTAAATATAGACCATTTAGGATTGCTTATAAAAATATTAGTATCATCAACGTATATATTATATCTTTCTCGTACTCCAGCAAATTCCTCCTTAATTATTTCATTGGACGGATATCTATTCAATAGACAAAAATCAATACCCTTGACATACTTCTCGCACAATTGATTTTTATCTGGATTCCCCCAGTTATTTGTCCAGTCATCGCATAGTCCAAGACTTATAGCCTGTGACTTTAACTTGTCTGATAATTCTCTATCTGTCATGCATACTTTTTCTAGCAAAAATACAACAAAGGTCAATTAAAATCAAACGACATTAGTTAAAATTAGTTAAAAAAACAAAAGCCGGACAAAAATGCCCGGCTAATAATATATAACACAACTTATCCGCCAACTGAATTATCCAATTCCAGAACCATCATGGTTTTCAAATATTGTGTATTAACTTCCAATGCTGTAACTGTCACAGAAAATCCAAGATAACCTGCGTTACTAGGCGCACCTGTAAAGCTAACGGCCCATGATGCTTTCGGGAAGAATATCATACGATCACCAGTACCATTGATAATACCGATAGGGCGTACAAACTGTTTAAACGCACTTGCTCCAAATGCTTTCAATTTTTGAGTAGTACCTTTTCCGAAAGCGTCTTGTGTGTCAGTAAGAGAATCCAAATTCAATTCAGGAGTTGTATTACCAGTAGTAAAGAATGCGAATGCAGCCTTAGAGGTAGACATACCTGTAAACGTGAATGCCATAGTACCAGGTGTGATGTTCTGGAACACAGTAGCACCCTGTTCATTCTTGGTTTCAGAAGTGTCAGCGTCCGTTCCTGCGGATTCTGTAGTACCAGACTCAATATTAGGCAGGATTTTTGGATTCAAAAATGATGAATATTGAGTCGAATCGGTAATTTCAATAGGATCAAAAGTCAAAGCAGCCGATTGCCCGTTCAAGTAAGCAGGGCTGGTGTCTAAATTTACTCGTGCCATTCTATTTTCTAAATTTAAAAGGTTATTACTATATGTAGAAAACGTATCTATTGATGTGTTTTCACTCTTTTTTCTTACGGTTCCCATGCGGCTAATCTTTATAAATATCAACGTTTAACAGAACGGATGTATAATAAAATCCGACACCATCAAACATTGGTGGTAAAACATTAAATATTTTAAAATGAAGCTGCACAGCCTTTTGAGGAAATAAGTTCACAATCTTCTCACTTAACGCATCCATAATTGACGGATAAATATTACCCGGTAATGCTCTAACAAACAAAGTAACCGTAGCCATTGTTTCGCCCTTCCCAAAATGTCCATAAGGACCATTTTCAGTGTTGCTTACAATCCTAGTATTATTGTTTACAACAATAAAACTCGTTACCTTATCATCAACATTTGCAGGACGCTGTACTTTATATACATCATCAGCAATATTCTCGTCCAATACAATATTGTACAAGGTTGTATTTATCGTTGAAGGATTAAAGTACCCCATTTACCTCACTTAAAATATTTGTTCAACATATTAGCTGCAATTTTTTTAAAAACTACAGTATATTTACCTCCGTTTAAATCTGTTTTTGTTTTAAGCCAAGAATCTGTAAGAACATTCAATAAATGGTAATTCTCCAAATACTTCCCATAAAACATGACAGCAGCTACAACTAGTTCGTATCTTCCGGACCTATCAGACTTGTAACTATTGAAGAAATCTTTAGCTACTTCACGTCCCCAATACTCAACTCCGTTACGCTTCCTTGGTTCATCCGCAACCTTAACCGCATTTGCCCACACAATCTTCTTTAGGACTCCATCTTTATAAATGCCGCAACCATAACTATCTTCAAGATTGAAAGTTTGATTGGTAAAGCCTTCCATGTCTTTTATATCATCCATAACATTTGTCGCGATATCTTCCATGAACTGCATGATAGATTCATCCAAGGCAAGCTGGACATTACTACCAAACTTTTTCAAAACTTCATCATTCTGTTTTGCTGACATTCTTTGTTCTAGTTTTTCTTGTTGTAGGTTTATTCAGTTTATCAATCCGCTTTTTTAGCTTATCCCTATCCTCCTTGGCGTTTTTCAACTCATTCTTTATACTATTCATCTCATTGTAAAGCTCTTGAATCTTCTGATAAGCATTACGAAGAGATTCTTGATAACTTAATATTTCCTCTTGAGCCTTTTTTAATTGAGCACCTTGAAGAGCAAATCCTTTTTCTAGATTATCCAAGGTAGAAGAATCAATTTCAGTTTCTACTTTTTTCTTCTTTTGCTTGAACAAAAGAACAGAGGTTATAAGGGTTATACCATTTGTTCCCAACAAAGCAAGTATTATTTCTGTCCAGTTGATTGTCATAGTCTTTTAGTTTTCTATTTGGTTAAAGTATACTACCGTCCCAAATTCCATATTATTAAATGGAGGCTTCTTTATCTCACGCCAATTGTTACTATTGTCAGAAAAAGGATGGTTGAAATTCTGCCAGTCTAACAAGCATCCAGATGGTATCGTAACGTCATTATCTTCTAGGTAAGCGGCATATTCGGATTTATCCACATCATTCGTTTCTGAACCAGTATCCTTTTCCTGTATGTTTGCTTTTCCTTCATATATCATTTCCCAATCTGGAATAGATTGATATTTATCAGAATTATTTTTATTCTGATAAATCCTCACCATATCAGGAAACATATCTTCACCTAAAACACTCTTTCCCATATCACCATCTCAATCTAGTTATTTCAACATCTGTTCCAACATCCAAATTCAAACCCCATTTGGCATATAATTCCTTTGCGCGTTGTTCCAATCTTTTCTTATCATTGATAGAAATAGTCTTGCTAGTGTCAGTAATCGACCAATTACCAGCTTTCTTCGTCTTTCCCTGTATCGTTGAAGGGGCAGTGCAAACAATGAGAAGCAAGTCAGCATAAGCCAAATCCTTCTTCATCTCAGACGTTTCACGGCTGTCATCAGACAAACGGAATCCCCATTTCTGGGCAACACTGATATACGATGTGTTTTTCAACTCATAGTCAATCTGTGCTTTCAGATATTCACGCATAGACATATAGAAATATGCTTCCACCTTCATGTTACCCTTTGCTGTTATCTGAGGGGTAACTTGAATAGTAAACGGATTATCCGAAACTTTCAGTCTATCTTCCGGCTTCAATGTTTCATTGTCGGCAATAAGCCAGTATCCGAACTCTACACTTTCTTCGGGAATAGCTTGGAGCGTGAGAGTATCTCCAATGAAATACTCCCCTGCGCCCTTTGCTGTGCCTTCGCCATTTATATCAATAATGACCTTCATGGTTCAACCTTTTACAATCCCGTATTTGACTGTTCGTCAACCTTCATAATGATAAGGTTGTTCGGATTCTTCATCACAGGACATGCCCACAACTCACCTGAACTCTTCTCAGCATACGGTTCAGAAGAATACTGATGCAAGAACGCGATACGTCCGCCTTCCAAAGAAGAAATACGTACAGCCGGGTTGGTATCCTGCAAATACATTGACGGTGAGTTCTTGATACGGAAGAACTGACCGCTCTGAACAAGAACAACGGTGTTCTTTTCAAAAGACGGTTTGGCTTCCTCAATCACACCAAGTTTGTTCCATTTTGATTTTTCATCAACAGGAATAATCACAGGAATAGAGAACACCTTCATCAGCACATCAACAATCTCCTGATTGTTCATAGGATAGATTGTAGTAGATGCTGCGGCAGGAACAAGACGAGCCTGTACTGCTGCTGTCACTTTCGGGTGCATCAGGAAGTTGTCATACAAATCCTTGGACATTTCAAAGTGGTCGTATGGTACACCGTCATTGTCGGCAATCTTACACATTCTTTGAAGGTCTTTAATAGGATCTGCATTCTCGTTCGGTGTCCAGTCTGTATCGCTAAACCATTTCTGCTTCAACGCTTTCAACTTGTGTTTTGCAGGAACACGATAGTCAATCTGAACAGGGATTGAGTTGGTACCACTAGCTGTATAGTTAAGCATACCTGTAGAAAGAGCCTGATAAGTCATGCAGTTCAACTCGGTATGGAAACCTTGGATACACGCTTCCATCTTTGTGTACCATTTCTCACGGATCTTGTCAAGCAATGCGCCTTGCGGAATGTCAAGTTCATAGAACTCCTGAATATCGGTTTCCATAAACTGAATGGCGTGACCCATCTTCGGAATACGGCCAGAATACCATTCAAATCCCGTAGTATCCATGATAGGCTTTTCAGCCAAAGGAGCCAGCATTACAGGACGGGTAGCCTGTGTGTATTCGTCAACCATGACATTCCATGATTTACTCATCTGAGGAACATCCCAATCTCCGTAGCTTCTCCAGTTTTCGTTATCAAATTTCTGATTGGCATAATCCATAAGTTCCTGCATCTCCCCGGAGAAATGCCAATCATAGAAACTAAATGTCGATCTTTGCATAAAACGAAAAAATTTAATTAGTTATACAATGTGTAACGGAAAACGCAAGGATATGATTCATCATCCTTCATCGCCTTTTTGATTGCCGAAGCTACGGGCGGAATGCGTTTTTCCAAAATCTCACTTGTCACCATCCATGCACCGTTGAAAGGATAGAGAGTGGCACCGGGAATGGTGTCAACATCATAAGGCAGGATAGCATTAGGAATAACCTTGATTTTTGCGCTAGCACCAGCCTGTGTAACTTCAACCAAAATATCGGTCAATTCCAATTTACCTGCATCCGCGGACAATGTAAGGATGTCATATTCGTCATGAGACGAATCAATAGCGTTAATGGTATAACCAGTTGTAGTACCTGCGGCAGTAGTAGGTGCTTTACCGACAACCATGCCAACCTTGGCAACTGTATTACCCATGATTTTTTCAACTTTTACCGTAGCACCAGAATCCGATTTCTCGTACATTCTGAATGAATAGTGAATGTCACCGCCATTCTGCTTTGAGGAATCACATTTAATCATGGTACCAGCCGGAAGTTTGTTCCCAACTGTAGGCATACGTTCTACTGGAACGTTACATCCTACCAACAGTACGTGCAAAGACGTATCATTAGAAAAGATATGTCTTGCGCCACCAATCTTACTATAACTTGTTGCAAGAACTCCTGCTTTCATAATTAAAAACTATTTGTTAATTTTACTGTAATATCGGCTGACAATATTGTTTTCCTTGTTAGCCTTATCTTCTTCTCTCTTTCTATCTATGAATGACTTTACATCGCTAGAACCACCCTTGTCAGAGATGAAAGGATTAATGCCATCCTTTGTGTATTTAGTACACGTTTCATTGTACTTTCCCTGTATTTTCAGAAGAATGCTTGTGTCTTCCTCTTCGGGCAAAATCTGAATGTTCTCAAAAATGATGTTGCGCAACAACTCGTTAGGCATACCTGCTTCCGGGCGTTTAATCAAATCAGACAGCTTCTTGCGCTTTTCAGTTACAATCTGCTTCTGCTTTTCCTCCTGCTCTTTAGCTTCAAACTCTTTCTTGAACTTTTCAAACTCTTCAAGTTTAGCCTTGACATCATCGGGCAACTCAAACTGTTTCTGTTCTGATGATGGTGGTTGTTGTTGTGGCGGTTGTTGTTGTGACGAATGTGATTTTTCCCATTCCTTTTTCAAGTTGGATATCTCCTGTTCCTTGATTGTATCCCACTCTTTGCGCTTATCAGACGCAAACGCTCTTACCTGACCTGCCACAGTGTTCTTTAAATGATTCACAACACTTTCATTCCAGAACTTTTCCGCATTTTCCTGCGGTGCGAACGCTGAGAACTCATTAATCGTCTGTTCGATTGTACGATCTGTAATAACGGAGCTACTTTCTCCCAACGCATTCTTGATACCTTCAAAAATGACTTTTACATTTTCATCCATATACTATTTATTTTTTTTATGTGATTCATGCACAAGACCTTTGCGCACAGTAAGTACCTCTTACCGATGCAAATGTAGTTAAAAAATGTGTATAAGCAAAAAAAATATTTAAAAAAACATTATATTTGCAAAATACATACAGAAAGATGGAAGAAATTGACTTAAAATACCGAGGATTAAAGACTAAGGATGTTGTCAAATCGCTGAAACGATATGGCAAGAGGGGAATCATACCATATAAAAGCCTTGATTTCGTCCAAAAATATATAGAGGACAGAAGAAGCAAGGGGTATAAGGTAAATATGCTTGCCCCACAGAAAGGTTCGCAGGAGGCATTTCTAAGGAACAGAGCAGGAATAAAGATACTTCACGGGAATCGTGGGGGAGGAAAATCCGTATGCCTTGGAATGGATATATTGAGTTCATGCAACCATCCATCATTTTCCGCACTTGTTTTCCGTAAGGACAAGACATCCGCAGAAAAAGCGGACGGTATCCTTAAGGTGGTTTCAAAGATGGTTGAACCTTATGGTGAGTATATTGATTCAAAACGCCTTTCAAGACTTGACGCAGGAGGTGAAATACGATATGATTATTTTGGGGATGCCTGCTTGTCGGGAGAAAAAGGCGTAAACGAATTTAAGGACAGACAACAGGGTGGTAACGTTGTCAAGGTAGCGATAGACGAGTGCTCACAGGCAACGGAACCTATCATAAACTACCTTCAAACAGTATTGCGTTCATCATCAGGACTAAGAACAAGTCTTATAGGCGCGTGCAACCCAAATCCGTACAGCGATTTCTGGAGAGCAATGGTATCATGGTGGGTAGACGATGATGGAATAGCAATTCCAGAAAGATCGGGAAAAGTAAGATATTTCTTTCAATATGGAGATACTATACATGAAACAGCATGGGGTGACAGCCCACAAGAAGTATTTGCTCAGGCAAAAGATTATATCATCGCAAGATTCGGTAAAAATACCAAAATTGACGAAACAAACTGTAAAAGATACATCAAGAGCATAACCTTTATAGCTTCCGGACTGGAAGATAACAAGATACTTATGGCTTCCAATCCCGACTATCAGAAAAACCTTGGAGGAACAGCACAGGAAGTATCCATAAACGCATTAGGTTCATGGAAGCTGATAAAAGGGGGAAACGAGTGGATAACCCGTGACGAAATGGAGGAAATGTTCTCATCTCAGCCTGTGTTTGACGATTATTTTGAATGTGCTACACTGGATATAGCATACGGTCTTGGTGACGTTTGTGTAATGGGGCACTTCATAGGACATCACTTACAAGACCTAGAATGGTCAAACACATTAAAGCCTAGGGATTTGAACCGATGGGTAAGAAACAATCTACGGAAATGGGGAATCGGTGAAAACAGACTGGCATTTGACGGTCTTGGAGCACCTACATTCCGTGACGCATTCCCCGAAAGCCTGGCAATACTTAGAGGCGTTCCAAAAAGACTAGACAAAAGCAAGGATGATCAGCCTGTAAGATTCTATTTCGATCTAAGGGCACAGCTTGCCGATGAGATGGTAACACGTATAAAAGGAACAAACCTAGGATATTGCGGATTCAGTATAAACCCGGAACTTCTCGAAAAACCGTATGTGAACAAAACAATACGGGAAGCACTGATGGACCAGAGAAGAGCAATAAGACGTGACGTGGAAAGGGAAAACGGGAAACTAAGACTGCTGAAAAAACAGGAAGCAAAAAAGATTGTAGGATGCTCTCCCGACTTGATAGAAGGAACATTTTTATACAGGACATATTTTGATATATGTGATGTAATGATTGACATACCTAACGATATAATGGATGAATTAAAATATTTATAATTACCTATGGAAATTTTAAAATTAGACGTTTTATTACGAAAAGAACCGTTCAAAGTGGCACTTCCGTCAAGATGTGACGATGGAAGAGGTGGAGGAACAAAGAAAAAACCAAGACGCTCCACTTTGATATACAAATATATGTCACAAGATGATTTTCTAGCACAATGGGATACATCAGGACATTATATACACAACAGACCCGACTGGAAAGACAGTATCCCGTCAGACGAGGATGCCACATCATCGGATGATGAAAGTGCGAATGTAGGTGCTCAGAAAAGAAAAAAGAAATTGGCATCAACTCCCTACGTACTGCAAAGACGAGCATTTCCTCTTCAAAGGATGATACATAAGAAAAGGGTATCACACCTGTGTACCAATCCTCTTAAATTTCAGATAAAGAAAAGCGCATCAAACCAGCAGAACAGGGATAAGCTGACGACATACAAGGAATACTGGACTGATTCTCTTATGGAAACAGCCAAGTTTGAACTTATTAGCGAAGCCGGAAAGGTAGGAGATGCTGCCATATATATATATAAGGATAAGGACGAGATAAAATACAGGTCTTTCAGCTACTCAAAAGGAGATATACTGTATGAACATAAAAACAGAAGAGGGGAAAGAATAGCTTTCGCAAGGGAATATACAACCACATATATTTCGGCTGATGGAGAAGAACATACAGACACACTTGTCGATGTATGGACTAAAGATGAGTTTTATACACTGGATTCCAACGGAGATATAGCAACGGATATTGACGAGAACGGGAATATCATACAACTGCATCAATTCCATAACCTGGGATTTATACCTGTAGTATATCTACGTCTTGAACTTCCATTTTGGGGGGCAGTACAGGACTTGATAGACGATTTCGAGTTCCTAATGTCAATGATAGGAGAATACAACACACGACAGGCATTCCAAATGCTACTTATCAAGACAAACGGAAGAATAAACATTCAAAGAAACGGATTGGGAGGAACTTCCATTTTACGTGTAGGAGCAGAAGATGATGCACAGTTCATGGGTAAAATGGACGCTTCAAATTCACTATTCACCGAAATAGACAACATATACAACGGAATACTTGACGGAAGCGGTGTCGTTCCGCCAATGCAATCATCGTCAGGTGACAGACCTACTGGAACAACGGCAATGTATTATGAGCCGGAAATGGAATGGGCGAGAAGTGATGCACAAATGATGAATACAGCCATAAATGACATGGCCAATATATTCAAATACTATGTAGGAGTAATGGAAGGTGACGCAACAGGTTATAACGCTCTAAGAATAAACGCTACCATAGAGCCATACTCATACATAGACTTCTCTGAATGGAACAATACACTCGTTCAGCTTGTGAACTCCCGAATAATATCATTACAGACAGCAAGAGAAGAAAGCGATTTCTCAGCAAATAACGAAGATGATAGAATGGACGAACAAGACAGGAGATTAAACGATATGGAAGCTAGGGTGATAGAGGAAAATAATGAAAATAATGAAAACAATGAAAACAATGATAACAACGATAACAGCTAAACTATGGGAAAATTTACGAACTTACTAAGAAAAATAAGAAGGACATTAGACTATATATTCCTTAACAATTTGAGAGTTGACGGAATGGAACACCTCATTGCAGGAATACTTGTAGTAAGCGTGGCGCAATGGTTTTTCTCCGTATGGACAGCAATAGCACTAACCTTGTTCATTCTTGTAGGGAAAGAAATCGTCTACGATAAGTGGCTTAGACAAGGAGTGCCCGAATGGAGAGATGTATTTTGGGGAGCAGTAGGTATGGTGCTTGGATTGATGTAGAAAAAAACACCACAAAGTTTTTATATATCAAAAATTATTATTTACTTTGTGGTGTCTAAACTTAATAGCGGCACGAGCCGCATACATCGGCTTTTTTTGTGCCCATATATAACGTGTATATCATTACAAAATATATACTGCACCGTGTCGGGATGTAGAAATACTCTCGGAGTTTTGCTATTAAGACTTAGACAACACGTAGTGCAGTTTTTTTATTGTCTAAAATAATAGCTATGCTAGAATTAATCTTATCTAAAAAGAGTAGCGAAAGCGAAATAAAATCGTATTTCAACGCAGTTCTTGAATTGTCAAAATCTGACAATGAGTTTCCAATCAATCTTGATGAAGTATGGATGCTTGTTTATGGCAGGAAAGAGGAAGCTGTAAGAGCACTAACTTCAAGTGAACAATTTATAGAAAATATTGATTATCAAGTTTTACGCAAAAATGCGGAAAACCAAAAAGGCGGAAGACCTACAAATGAATACAAACTTACCATTTCCTGTATGGAGTTTTTTATTGCTCGCAAAGTACGTCCAGTTTTTGAGGTTTATAGGCAAGTGTTTCACAAAGTGGCAAAGCATGAACTTTCCCGAAAGGAGCTTGCATTAATGGTTATACAAGCCGAAGAGGAAAAAGAACGATTGGCTTTGGAAAATAAAAAGGCAGCAGAAACAAATAGAAAAACTACAGCCGAAAGCAGACTTTGCAGACGCAGCCTTCAAAAAAATATTGTTTTCGTTTGGTAGTATGGAAAGTTTGCGTAACTTTGTACCGTTCACAGATGACGATTGCATTCGTTACGTTAAGCAAGCGGTTAAGTTGCTCATATCATACATGGGTTTTTTTTATGCCCTTATTGGATATTGGCGGTTGCCTTTACGTAAGATTATAGTATTTGCTCTCGTAGCGAATGCGCCATCTGTGAACAGCGTAAAGTGCAACCGCTTTCTTTTTGATAAAGTTGCCACATATAATTTCTTATAATCTTAAATGTTCACAGATTATGGCAGAATTAGTATTTCAAAACAGCAACGGCAACGATGTGACTACTTCGTTACTTGTTGCGGAAGTGTTCGGGAAAGAACATAGTAAAGTAGTCAGAGACATTGAAAGTCTTTCATGCTCAGCGAGTTTTAATGCCGCCAATTTTGGCGTTATTACCTACATCGATAGTAGAAATCGAGAACAGACCGCTTATGAAATGACAAAGGACGGTTTTAGTTTCCTTGTCATGGGCTACACTGGGGCAAAAGCCGGAGAGTTTAAGGAAAGATTCATCAATGAGTTCAACAGACGGGAAGCCCTACTAAAGGATGATGATTACATCTTGATGCGCTCCCAGCAGATTCTACAGAAACGTATAGAGATTGCGGAGGAAAAGATTAAGTGTCTTGAACAGCAAAATTCCAAGCTCCAGCCGAAAGCCGACTTCGCCGACAAAGCCTTTGCAATGGAAGGCAAGTGCGATATAGGACAGGCGGCAAAGATACTTGGATTGCCTTTTGGGAGAAACTCTTTGTTCAAAAAACTTCGTGAAGCAGGAGTATTCTTTGCTAACAGGAACGAACCAAAACAGAAATATATTGATGCTGGGTATTTCGAGATGAAAGAAAAACCTATTCCAAGAGAGAATCACCCAGGTTTTGTCGTGATGGTTGTTCTATGCACACAAAAAGGTCTTGCATACATCAATCACCTGTTTGGCGGAAAACCGTCCGATGGAAAATTGGCGAGAATAGTATAGCACTGTACATAATCTATTATTACTAAAAAACAAGGAGCGACAAAAACATCGCTCCTGTAACTCTTTCAACACATGATTGATGAGATAACACACTACTTAATCGTAACCCAAACCTGTTCGCCACGCTTTATCGCATCGTCAATCAATTTGTTCAACTTGTCAGAAGTATAGCGTGATTCGGTAAGTCTGCCTTTTGATGTATTGTTACCAACAAGGATACACCCGGCAGAATCCTTTGCTGTATTCCCACAATTTCCTGTAATAAAGGGCACATCAAATAAACTATTTCTTGTAACTATTGTATGATTTTTATTTTGAACACAAAACACATATCCACTATATGGCTTTTTAAAATAGCAAGACTGAGCAGGTGTTCTTGTTGGTTTGTCTTTTTTTATAGATAACATATACCCATCTTTCCACTTATCAGTTCCACTTTTCTCATTAGACATTGAAGATGAATATCCAGACAGGAATGCCATTATTTGAATTTTGTTTAAAGTGTCTACATTTGTAGAAGCTATTTGATACTGAAAGTTTTCTTTTTTCATATTAGCATATTTACCATCCGCAAAATGATACTCATCAATTAATGAAATCATTTGCTCTTTTGGTAACATGGTAAAAGAACTAGGAATACATTTCCCATCCTTACCCAAGTGATTAGGATCTACCATATTTGCTATTTTATTACAATCAGGATGCAAAATTCTGATTGTTGTAGACCCATCTTTATTCTTATTTACAGAATATCTTAATTGTGATTTATCCAATAAAGAAATTACTCTATTTATCTTTCTTTCTTTTTTATAATGAAAAGAAACAGTACACCTTTCACCTGTTTTAGTATTATACCATCTAACATATCCATCAGCAACTACGTGCATACATATTTTACACATAACAATAGTATCTTCATCAACACCTGATTCAATTGATGTATTTCCACATGCTATAAATGAAGAACCAATAGGTATATCTTTAGCTTCTATTAACCTTGTTTCACTTCCATATGCAAGATTTATATTACATAGCATTTTATGCTTATCAGTAACTCTATATGACGCACTATTATAAATACCATTAGGATATTCACAACAATACAAATCTCCAATATACTTTTCAATTATAACATTATCTATTGAAACAAGTTCCATCTTATTTGTTGACATGTTTAACGACCAGCATTTTTTAGGATTTTCTTTATTAAACCCATCCATATTAAGCCATCCCTTTTCTGTTAAAATTTCCATTTCAGGATGGAGGCAATGAATTAATATACCCTCAAAATGAGGAACATTCAACAATCTTGGCATATTACGTCCGAATTTTGGGGACCAGTTGTATATCACCTGGTATCTACCGTAAGGGATAGCAGATTCAGCATAAACCTTCTTCTCGTTTCCATCAAACACTCCGTTCTTATTCACGTCAACAACACGATCTTCAAGCGTATTACTGAAAAACTCACCATCAATATACAAACGCCCTATAGTATAATCAGGCTTGCACCATTTTCTTTCTACCAATAGTTCCATATTTTTTTTATTTATGATACATTGCAAATATACAAAAAAAGTATTAGGCATTAATGTACATTTTCACACATACATTTTAGAACGTTAACCCGTTCGGGGCGATACCAACGCCCGATATCAGCTATCATAAAAGAATCACCGAATACTTTTCTTCCGATATTAAGCGCACCGTTCACATCGGCATTGATAACCTTTCCAACTGCCGACTTGAACAGTCCTCGCTTGACACGCTTACCGAGATAGATATCATGCTTGCATATATCCTCCATAGCTAGAGCGTCACATTTGCTAGTGTAACTTTCCTCATGTTCGATATAGCTGATACCTGCAAGCTCGCACTTGTATCTAAGGCAGCTTCTCAACCTCGCAAAAGGGATGAATGTAAACTTCTGATTGTTTACTCCGCCCATATTGACGGATTGCTTCCATCCTTTGTTGTAGCCTACAGCAAGAGTGCCTATATGGTGTGATACAAGATAATCAACGATACGCCTGCTTGTCTTGTGCATCGCATCATTCATAAACCGTTCACGTTTCTCATACATCTTTCTCATCCTGTTTGTCAGTTTGTCTATTCCCTGCCTGTCCTTTATGGATTGCAGCATGGACAATGTTTTGTTAAACCATCTGTTATATGACTTGACAACCTTGCCTGAAAACAATAGCGCATTACATCCGCACACCAGCGTGGCAAGGTTGTTCACACCCAAGTCTATTGAAGCCATACCCGTACCGACATTATCCGAACAGCCACAATCATATACAACCTCCACGGTCATGTATGTACGCTTTGGAATTATCCTGACCTGTTTGAACCGTTCGATTCTGTCCTTGTACTTCTCCCATTGAGGAACGGGTATTTTCAAGTCACGGTCAAGGATTATATACCCGTCATGTATCTTGCACGACTGGTTGGTGTATATCGCATTGCTCATCCCACCCCGTTTGTGATAGCATGGCAGTTCGGGCTTACCGTTATACTTCCCCGGATTCTTGGACCAATCCTTTACAGCCTTGACATATCCCTTCATTGCCTTGTCAAGCACACGTAATGTCTGTTGGGCTACGTGTGATTTCACAAGCCTGTAATTTATCGTACCTTCAAGGTTGGTGACATTTTTCATTATCCTGTCCAAGTCGGGATAGAACAGCCACCTGTCGTTATCCTTCAACTCGTTACGGACAATATACAACGCCTGGTTGTACAAGTTATTCGTAACACGGCAGATAGCGCAAAGCCTGTCAGAATGGTTGATGTCAAATTTATAAACTAATTGCATATTAATCAGTATTATGTTTTGCCAGTAAAAAGGAGAACAGGGAAGCCGTACTGACTTCAGCTTGTCGGAAGGTAGCTACTCCGTTCCTATCCCTGTATGAAGCAAATATACTACTATATAATGACATTGGGAAATATTATGTGTTAAATTTTTATAATGGTGTTCATTTGTTTATTAATGCCTTTTAAAATATAATCTGATAAAATTATAGAATCTATAGTTTCCATACTTTTAGGCATTACAAAACAATTAACAATATTTATACATTTTATTATTGCAAAAATACCATATTTTTTGTTTCTTTGTATAACAATAGATGAACCATTACGATGTTTTTACTTTGGCAACAGGCAGATGTGAATCTTTACTGTTGCCTTTTTTGATGAAAATACATACCTTTGCATTATGGACAACGAAAGAGAAATATTATCCAAACTTGACGCTATCATACAGAACCAAAAGGTTTTGTATGAGAATCAAATTGTCATCTTTCAAACTCTAGCATCAATCGGACAAAAGGTTTACAGCCAAAGCGATTTCAAGAGTTTGATGATAAATATGATAGCAAACGGAATAACAGAAAGAGTAGAAGCCAATGATCAACAAAGAAGAAATATCTAAGATTGCAGACTATTACTTCCAGGTAAAAAGACTTGCCAACGGTATAAAATCGTCAACTAGAGAGCGTGCGGAGAAGTTTTCTAAAGACCTTCTGGCCATATTCCTTTTGGCAGGGGCTAAATCGTTCAAGTCAATATCAAAACTCCCGGATAGTCAAAAAGAAAAAGTGCTGGAACTGACCAAAAAGTTTCGTGAGGATATATATAACGACATATACCAATATGTACTGGAAAGCAATAAGCTGTCACTCGAACTAAACGATGATCTTGGATGGGAGTATATTTCAATGACGGATAACGGCATTAAGGAATATATGGAAAGGACATACGGTGGAGAAACAACAAAGCAGAGAATAAACACAAACACAAACAGATTCCGCACTGTTGTTGAAGTATATCTTGCCAATACATTACTGTCAATAAAAACGAACAATATAGAAAAAATAACAGATGAGGTTCAAAAGAAGATATGGAACAACATATCATCACCATATAACGTATCATTTATTCCGCCAAGCAAACAGAAACACTACGGTAGAGGATATGCCACAAACGGTATAAGCCAGTTGTATGTTATAGAACAACAGATGATTCTAGGTATTTTCAATGAAGCAAATTACAACTCATGGAAAAACATTCCAAATTTCAAGGGATGGAGGACAGCAGTAACGTCTAAAAACCCATGCCAGTTCTGCATTGATGAGCAATACAGAATACACACAGACAGACCTAAGCTACCGTTCCATGCCCATTGCTTGTGTATATTATATCCGGTGTTTACTTAGTAGGCAATTGGTCTAATTCGTGTATCAATTCATTAACATACTTTACACATGAATCCAACTCGTCATACCCGTCCAAAATCATAGCACCAACAGTAATGTGAAGTTTGTCTATCACTTCTTTTTTGAACAGCACAGCATTTGCCTTGCTTGTATCAGACTTTTCTATCACCGTTATTGCAGAATCAATCATCCTAGTTACTTCGGATGGTGGCATCATGGGAATATCAGCACCTTTCCGCCAAGACTGATATTCTCTCAATTTTTTAAGAAGTTCTTTTTTTCTCATGACAAATCAGATATAGACTTTTTAACCTCATCAAATGACTTATCAGGCCAAAATGAAATTACACCATTATGTTTACCATAAACATGCAGGCTTCCTTCCATAAAAAGATTGCCGTCATTATCTTGTTTGAAATAGACCTTGTTTATCTTTTCCACAAACTTTCTATTTCTCCAATCTCTGTACATTTTAAACAAATTCTTTATATACATAGTGTTTAACTGATTATACGCTCCTAATAAATAAGGGGTGATTATAGGCTAAATGAAAGGGGGCCTATAAAACGCTCCTTATTAAATCTATGCGTGAATTTAAGATCCAGGCAACAGTCCATAAGACAAATATTGCTTTAAGGATCTTCTACGGTGGCAAAATCACCACAAAGATAATAATTACTGCCTAAATTTATATATATTATGAGTTATTCTTTTTGTGAATTAAGCATTAAGATAAAAGTTCCTGTTAATGCTGTTGGTGTCATCATTAGAAGTGATGGCACTCAAATTGAAATGAATTGATTTTATCTGTGGTGTCCGATTGTATATCAGTGCCTAAAGTATTTTTCATACAACACAACATCGTAAAATAATGCAGGGATAGCATTATCACGGGAAGAGAAAGTTACAGGCTTAGAAATAGATTTCAAAACAGATAACTTGCCCAACACAAAATTAAATATATCAGCTAAAGGATATTCACTCTTTATTCGTTTCATAACTACTAATAAAATCGGATGGAGGAAACCCGAAATATGGCAAAAAAGATAAACCTCCATCCGCAAACAAAAACAAGAATTTAATCAATACAGGCAAAAACCACACATTTCAGATAGCATTGCAATACTAAAAGGGCAAATCATCTCGTCTTTCAGGCTGGACAGGTGCAGGTGATTGTGCTTGTGCTGGTTGCGGCATATCTATCTTAAAGCACCCAACTTCATTATAATATTTACCCTGGTATTCTCTTGCTCTGATTTCAAGATGGGCAGTAATAGTATCACCCTCTTTCAATTGAAGATCACACAGGTTTCCCATTACATAGAAATACACCTCTTTGGCATACATAGAACCAATTTCCTCAACGAGAAAATTTCTCTTCTGCCAAGGATTACCTGCCTTACTTGTACCAGTCTGTAACTGACCTACTTTCTTTACTTTACAATTTAATACTAAATCCATTTTTTTATTTTTTATATTTTTCTTCCTTAATCTTGTCCAACTCTCTCATTGCGGACAGCCTTCTTTTGTGAGCATCCACCCTTATCCAGAAAACCTTCCAGCTAACTTCCTTACCGTTAGTGGTGTTCTCTTTAAGTATCTTGCCACATTTTAAAATCTCGTTGACAAGATAATCATACCGTTCTTTATCATAGCAATATCTCATGCGACAAAAGTAATATTAAAAAATAAACTAATACAGAAAACAATATTAAAAATAGTTAACTAAATGGTTAATTCTTCCTCTTCATCTTTCGACAATGCTTCCACGTCACCATCTTCACCTTTAGGGAAATACAGTTTATCAAGATAATTGCTTGCTTCACTATTTTCAGTGAAACTCTTTACAACACTCCCCCGTTTGCTAACGACACGGTAACTAATATTATCCTCTGCTACAACTTTGTAACAATTTAAATCATCCACATCTACAACATCGGGAGCATTATCATCAATACGCATCATGCTCAATATATGAGAATACTCGTTCACCTTCACCGTACAGGAAAAAACATTAGGAACTGGTTCTATTATCAATCCGGCATTTATTAATGAATCAAAAACAGAACGCCTAGGTTTATATTTCAGTTGCCTCCTTATAAACTTCAACGTTATCATATTATCTCCCCTCTGTGCGGATAATACACACAAACGTAATACCCGTAACGCATCAATACTACATAGAGGCGAAAGGTACTTGTACAACTGGACAGGAGTAAATTTATGGTAATAATCAAATACTCCCTCTTCCTCTATTTCCCTTACACGCCTTTCCCTTTCTTTATTCCTTACCGTCAAATTAGTGGCTTTCCTTACCGACATAGACTATCCTTTCCATGTATCGTTTTCCTTTATCCATTTACGTTCATCATCACTAAGATCGCCTGTTGATTCACGATGATATACACACTTGTTGCATAACCCTGCCTTGGCACGGACACACTTGTCGCAATCGTATGGAAAAAACGCTATGGTGGTCTTGTCGTAGAAATCTTCACCAGCATCATCATCAGAAAGCCAACCTTTGAACTTTGCAAGCATATCAAGTGCACCTTTCACATCCTTAAAATCAGCAGTATCTATATCAGAACGCTTTAGGAAACTTTCTATAAGGCTTATCGCATCTTCAAATTCAAGGTTGTCCTTGTTTATCAAAGTCTTTGTCTTTTCCTTATTCTCCCCTTCCAATACACGCCTCATGGATGGTGTCACATAATCGGAAGCAAGCATGGAAGATTTGGCATAATTGACAATCTGGGTTATTCTTGGAGAATTAACCCATTGCTTGGCTTTCATAAGCAAAGAACGCTCTGACATACCCTCGTCAACAACATGTGTAGCCCTGTAAAACAAGACAGGATTGGTATCTATGACATAAGCGGACGCAGCCCATAACTCCATCTCATTCGCATCATCAATATGCTTTGCTATATCAATCTTCTTCTGTTTTTCATCGTCAACAAGAAGATTGTTACTAAGGGGAAGTTTACCCCATCCTTTATTCAAACCCATTACCTTTCCTCCTTTATCCTAGATTTTATCTCCCTTACCCTCTCGTCAAGTTCAGAAGAATATTTTAAAAGATTGTATATGCTACTCCTGTCAATACATAGGAAATCAGAAATTTCAGACATACTTAAACCCATGTCACGCATGACACAGCACACAAGAGCACGGTTCATAACAATATCATGTTTTCTGCTTTTCCTGTTAACATCAGTATCGGAGAGTCCGCTTGCCGCTAGAACTCTCCTAAAAATCAATGCGTTGTCAGCCTTTTTCCCCATTTTTCACATTCTCCTTGTCCACTATCAATTGCATTATATCAGCGTAACCAGCCAAATCAACCATATTGTCACGCTTTTTATGGAATCCCTGTCTGCATAGCTTTACAGCTATCTGTACAGCAACACAGTCATAAGGAGATAATTCCTTTCCAGTAATCAAAGAAGCCATCTTGGAAATGTTTTCAAAATTGACTACTGCATCGCCATAGTCAGACTGTCTGCTATTGCTACGGATATCCTTTGCCTCATCAAGAATACTTCTCTCTTTAACATGATCAACATAAGCAATACAATCCGAGAAAAGAATATACTCTTTACCCTGGTCATCCGCACAAAGAAACTTTTCACCATTCTCAAAACAGTATTTAACAGTGACAAATTTACCGAACACATTTGACTTGCTTACAGAATCTTCACCGTGAAGTGAAATGTATTTATCACGGTTTATAATTTTAACCTTGCTGTTCAATATAACTCCAATCATAACAAATCACCAACTTTTATGTTATCCGCATCCTTCTTATCAGAAAAGAAAATACGATCATACTTCGTTTCACCAAACTCAACAAACATGGCTAAGATAAAATACTTGTTCAGTACACTATCATAACCCTTGTCGTAAATTTTGTTTATCTTTTTTGTTTTCATCGTTTTTCACATTTAATATCCATACTGTCACCTCCCATCATCATCTTCAACGTACATGTATTGGACATCAGTTCAACAACCTCGTATCTTACATACTCACATCCATCAACATAACATGTAATGGTTTTACCAGAAATATCATAAGTACCGTAACCATTTCCAAAATAGCCCCTTCCTACATAAGTACCATCCTGATTAAACTTAGCGTAAGTAGGTCTTATCATAGGATACCATCTACCATCCACTTTTACCTGAACAAGTTCCCATGTACCGATAATAGCATCCTTGTATTCATCATCCTTATCATCGGAACAACTACACAACCCCAATAATACTATTGAAGAAATAGCTAAAAATAATAAAAATTTCTTTCTCATTTGCCTAAATTATTTGTGGAACCAAAACCTCCATCACCCCTATCCGTTGAATCAAGGCTTTCAACCTCAACAAATTCAACCTCAATATAATTACTGAAAAGAAGCTGAGCAATCCTCTCCTTGGCGACAATATAGAAAGGCTCTTTCTCAAAACTCTTCACTATAACACCGATACAACCAGTATAATCACAATCAATAACACCATCCAACACATCAGCGTCATGGTACTTCCCGTCAACACCAATAATACCTTTCAGGGAAAATCCACTCCGCGACTTGATAATAGCCTTCATATTTGATGGCATCTGAATGGCTATACCAAGTTTAATCAGATTACGACCTTTTCTTATCAATGTGTTGTCAGGAACATACAAATCATACCCGGCAGCACCATCAGTTTTTTTTTCGGGAAGAACTGCATCCCGTCTTAATTTTACAAATTTTACTTTATCCATTTTTAACATCCGTGTTTAATCTAAATGCGGCTTCCCTAGCCTCATCCTTTGTCCTATACAATTCTATTTTTTCAAACATACGACCATCATCACAGTCATACGTACACAAGGTTACAGCCCACATATTACCACGGGGAGAATAAAAGTATTTCCCGTAATCAGGTCCCATAACCTTTCCGTCAATCTTTATTTCACCTCTTCTGTTCATGCTCTTTTTTTTACCCCGAATTTTTTCCTGAAATCATCAACAGAACATGCTATGCGATTACCAAGACGGTCTACATACAAAACAGCACATGTGTCCACCCCGTAACGTAAACTCAACATGCTAATAATACTGTCAACGACACATTCATCACCAGTTTTCAAATCAAAATATTTGTTTCCTATGATAATAAGTTCACGATCAGCTAATGGAACAACACGTTCTATCTTGCTCTCACGATACTTTTTCAACTTTTCAAAGAACTCACGGTGCATGACACGCTCATTCTCATCCATCACATGGTAAAATTCACAGCAAATATCGTGAACATCCTTTACCGTATTAATCTCATCAAGGTTGTCAATCACATTCTGCAATGCGTCAAAGAAATTCACATCATGCTCATCCAATACTTCTTCCATCATTCTATCGATGGAAGCAATAGCCGCGTTCTTGAAATCAATATCATCACAACTAAATCCCAAAGAGATATAATTACGCAATGAAAGAAGATTTTCCTTAAAATCAATTCCTACTTCAATGTCCATTCTCTAAATTCTTTAATGTTAATACTATTCAAATTATTAATAACAGCATCTCCGATATCATCGTTATGCTTCAATCCAAAAGACAGGCTAGGGTATTCCCACCATCTCGCCACACGTCCTTTGTCACCCCACAAAGATATAGCTTTATTATCAAAGTCGGGGAACAAAATAACATTTTTTGGCAATTTATTTCCAAGCTGGTTCATTCCGCCACAAGCTGTCCATATAAAACCGTTACCAAAAGCCATAGAAGCTATTATGGCAGTTTTCTCCGATTCAACCATACAAGTTATCGCATCACTGCAATACTCCCCTAAAAACGGCTTAAAATAGCCGCGATAGGTAAACCCTTCACCCGTAGTAAACTTCCTGAAAGCATGGGTTTCCTTCTTCCTGTGACCGTTCACCCCATATCTTACCCTGTTGTCATGGCACACGTTACCATCCTTGTCGGAATACCAGAACACAGCGGATTCCCTTCCAAGACACCCTACCTTGTACCTTGAAAACACATCATTCACGGAATCAACACCGAAAACGCCTGAAAGGTACTCGTACAGGTTATTACCCTTCCAATGCCCGGAATCGCTAAGCCTGTCAACATACTTCATATCAACAAACCTTGATTCCTGCCTTCCCGAATCATACTCCCTCTCGTAGAAATCCTTCAAACTCATCCTGCAACCGTCAGGACTTGACAGAATCCTAAAAGCATCAGAAGCACTACTGCAACCGGGAAGATAAGACACGAGAAAGTCAAACAGGTTGACAGAATCACCGCCCTGCTCGGTAACGGTGATACTGCCCGACTTGTTCATATAGAAAACCAGCTTGTCTTTCCTGCTATGGCTCTCCAGATTTATCCGGGCAGGCAACGTCCACCGCTTACCCCTACGCCTTAAAGGAAGCCCAAGCACTGTGTCAAGATTGGCAAATATATACTCATAATCAATAGAACCCATGCTACTTAAAATTACGCCATCCCTGTTTCATATCCATAAAGAAATCCTTCAACGTATAACGATAACCGTCAGGATATCCTAGAAAATCAGAAAGGCATGAAACATATCCTCCAGGCTTACGTCCACTCGTCCATCGGTACACCATTTCGGCAGGAACCATAAACACAAGAAGAACAAATAAAATGTCAACGTATATGAGAAACATGACAAAACGAACAAAGCATCTCATAATCATTCCTCCACATCCCCTAAAAGAAGTTTCTTTGCATAACGCAACGCAAACTCCCAATTGTAATAAAACGTACCTAACAAATCAAAGAACAGGCTATACACGGCATCCTTGTCACCATCAGGAACGGAATACATGATATCATCCATCATACGGATATCATCACTGAACCTGGCATTCTTTGTAGTATAACGCCACAAACCGCCAACGGCAAGTATCTTGGCGTGTTCATAAACATGACCGTCAATGGAATATACATCACAAACGTAATCATTAAACCAATCCTCATTGTCCAGCACACCACTAACAGGACTTGCCGACAAAATCATATTAACAAACACACCAAAATGACAATACTGCTCTATCTTACCCGAATCATTGTCAAACTCAACCTTGAAAGCATCCTTGCCGCTCTCATTAATACTGGAAATCATGTCACTTACGTAAAGCGTCTTTAACCACTGGCTGAAATTATACCTTTTCAAACCAGTCCTGTTACGAGCTTCATTTATCGCACACTGGGTATCAGACACACATACATACCAATCAGAAGTAACACGAATACTTCTATCAAATAAAACAATCTCTTTATTATCCATATACAATAAAATTTTTCAGCAAAAATACATATTAAAGTAATATGGCAAAAATAATAACAGTTAAACAATATTAAATCCGCACATTATCTGATAGCTTAAAGAGTGCTTCCTCATCGGTGAATAGAGGTGCTTCGTTGCCATAAATAGCGTTCATCTCGTCTGCAAACTGCATTGCTTCACGGTTAAACTCTTCGGAAAGCTCAATTTGGCTCACGGGAGAAAATGACACTAAAAATACTCCACAATCTTCTTTGTACTCCAATTTCACTTGAAGCCAATTATACTTCATAGTCATACTAGACAACCAAGCATACAATTCACTTTTTATACTTCCTCTATTCATGATATCCATAAACAAACCACCTTTAAAACGGCAAATCCTCCTTCATTATATCATCAGCCTGTTGGAGAAGATATTCGTCAGGATTATACTTCCGTCTTAGGACAATCTGGAACATTCTGTTCCTGTTCTCATCCCACGCGGAAGTGACGGAATAGCCTTCCTGGCGTATCATGTCAACCATCTTTCTCTTGCTGTAAGGTCTTACACCACAGTCAATACAATATGCACTGTATTTCACATACAGGTCACGGTCACGGATAGCCTCAAGTTCAATTCCCCCATCAGCATCATACCCCGAATCGTAAAGATAGGACAGGACACTGTTGGAATCACGTCTGGCATTCTCCGTAACGGATTCTATCGTATAACTTCTCGTAAACTCACCCTTGTTCTTCACAAACCGTCTTGCACCCTCTATTATCCAGTTTATAATAGCCGCCGATTCCTTTGACAGCTTCAACGGAAGAGATCTGTCCTGTTCCGATTCCTTAAACACACGATAGAACGGGATAACAAGAGAGCGTCTGAAATGACCATAAGTCTGGTCCGAAACGGAAGGCATCTTGTTAAGGTTGGCCATGAAAGGCGGCATCATGTCAGCAAGGAAAGGCTCACCGAACGGAAGGCGCGCCATAGTAGGCTCACCGGATATGAACTTCTTGTATTTTCCACCGCTCACATCCTTCCCTCCCATCTCTGAGGCGTAGTTTAGCAGCTTCCCGTTTATCATCGCTATATTGTACTCGCAAGTAGACTTGTCACCCGACAGGTCAGCCATCTCCATATACGACACATTGTCTTTCCCTAGGGCATTGACAACAGCGTCAAAGAACACCGACTTACCGTTACTACCACAACCGAGAAGGTAACACATCTTCTCCATCTTGATCTTCTTCCTGTCAACAAAGGCACACCCCACAAACTCCTGCAAGGCATCCTGGGTGTCCTTCACAGGAATCACATCGTCCAAAAACTTCTCCCACAACGGGCTGCGTGCCAACGGGTCATAATTGATATTGATACGTATGCACGATTCTATCATGGGTGAGAAATCGAACGTTTCCATCGTTTCCGTGTCAAGGACACAGTTGTCAAACGTGATGAAGTTACGCTTCGGATTGAATATCTCATGCGTCACGTTCTTCACAATAGTACGATAGAAACGCTCGCTCGTATCGGTCATGTACAGTTCGCTAAGACCGTTTATCCGGCACAAGTCCATGCACAGGCGCATCAGATCCTCCTTCATCATGGGAACGAATATCTTACCGTCAAAAGCCATGATGGAACCGCTCCTGTGCCGTCTGAAATTGCACTCCCTGCACGCATCGGCTATGTCCATCTCAACCATAGCGGATATGGAACGTTTCCACTCGCCTTCATCCCTGGCTTTACGGAAGCCTCGACCACCGCCCTTGTCCGCCAGCTTTCCCATAACGGAATCAAGGATGTATTCATAAGAAGCCTTTGCAGATTCAGCGACAGTCATTTTCCCCTCCTTTCTCTACCGATTCTACCGATTCTACCGATTTCTCCCGGTCCACAACCTTCCCGAACATTACAACGGGATACAGATCATAATCGTCCGTTGATATGTCAGGGCGTGCGTCCATATCGTCAAGGGAAGAATATACGTCCGCGATGTGCTCCAGTTTCCTGCACACGATGGAATCACGTCTTATCCCGTAATACTCTATAAGGTCAGCCATGTACTGTATGGTAATGTCCTTGAACCACGTGAACGCATCGTCACGTGTCCTTGCCCCGTCACAGCAGGTATTGAACGTGTACCCGAAACGCCTCATCTTCACGAAATAGCTGTTCCGCCACAACGACACCGACTTGTCCATCTCGTTCCCTGCGTTACGTATGGCGGTGACGATGCTTCCCGGCATGAGCGCGCACCGTGAAACGCGAGCGGCGGAAGGCTTCCCGTTCGCCCCGGTCCCATCCACCATATCCACATCGGGCACGAACCTAAGGTCATCCACGCTCCTTCCGCCAACAACGGACGTATCATGGCGCATAAGGTAGTCTGCATCCACGATATGACCGTACTGCCTTACCTGGCCCTCACACCACGAAGCAAATCTGCGCAACGACCGTTTCCACTCGGAAGGAAGCACATACCCGTACCTAGAGCATATCTCCGCTATATGCTTTCTCTCCTTCTCCCATTTGCTCTTCATCTTCCTCTCGTACTCCAGCACTTCACCCTCCACGCTGACACCAGCGACCTGTGCAGCCATAGACCTTGCAGTTAAAGGTACGGGCACACGCTTGATGAATGACGCTTCCGACACGAACACAGCCTTTGTTCCGTCCTCCAGAGGCTCGTCAAGTTTAAGACAGCAGTGACGGTCCCTGAATCTGACGAGCGTAACCCACCCGAACAGCCACGTCTGAACCCTCATTCCCTTGTACCAACGTTCCCTGTCGGGCATTGCATCGGACAGGCATACGACACGCCTTGATTCGGGCAACCTAAGTTTAATCTCTATTTCTTCTTCCATCTTTACACACACATTTTATCTGATTTCACCTGCAAATATAGCGCAAAAAACAATACGAAAACTAGTAGTTAAATTAATTAACTGCAAATGTTTAAGCGATTAACAAATACGTGTTTAGAAAGATAGTTTATCTTTCTTGACACAAGATTTTTTACTTTCACGTCCACAGTATGCTTTGAACAAGAAAAGTAAAAAATGTTGATTGTTGTTATTTTTTACTTTTGTCATAATTTTTCTCATTTTAGTTAAAATGATTTAACTATAATTTTTTATTTACTTGTTATTTTCTACGTTAAGAAATGTAAAATTGACTTAATTTAACATAAAATAAAAAATCTCAACACCGATAGTTGCATATGCAACTAATTGATTCGGGAAAATTCGTAAAAAACCTACGAAATTCGTTGATTTTTCGTAGACTTCGTAAACTCTTCGTTTTTCAACACTTGTCAAAAAACTCGCAAAAATTAGTGGTTAAATGACTGAAAACAAGCTGTTTAGTATTGTCAAAAAAAATTGAATCGTAAATCTTTGAAAATTTACTCTCTATTAATTTGCATATTAAATGTTAAAAGTAATATATATATACAAAATATACATACACGTACACCTTACATGCTCTATTACAATACATATACACGTACATCACATATACGACACATACAGCATAAAACACCAAAACTGCATACGTAATTTAGTATAGATACATATCAAAACGACGAAATCAACGAAGAATACTGTAAACCAATAACTTATACTGCAAAAAAAGACATAAAAAATGCAACCATACCTACGAAACACACCAAAAAACCTACGATTTTCGTAACTTTTTATGTAAAGATTTATCCGATTTTGTTGAAAACTACCAAAAATACACATCCAAACCGCAAAATCAGCCATCCGAGCAAAATTTTGGGGGAAAAAAATTTTCAGAAAAAAATTTATCGGAAGCGACACACCCGCAGCGAAGCCTCTACAAAAGGGGGTATGGCGCTGATTTACAGGTAATTACACACGTTTATCTACCACGATTCTCAATGTTTGTAAATAAAAAAGAATTCTTTTCTACGAGAATCGAATTTCGAAATCTTTACAAATAAAGTATCTTTACAAGTGACATCTACGAAGGTTTCGTAATTCCTTGATTATCAGACACTTACAAACAAATTTAACACAAATTAACATTGAAAAATCTTGAAATTAAACATAATATTAAGCTAAAACGGTCTTTACATGGTCGGACTTATTAATATTATGCAATATTAATTTAAAATATGTATATAAACTGTATTGATTTTGGTAAAAACGGGCTTAATTTATAATGAATGTTAACGAAATATACAACCTAATCAAAATCGCTGTATGTTTGCAGTGTCGGAAGGACAAAGAGATATATGACATATTGAAACAGCTTGCCACGGTGAGAGCGTGGTACAGATCCGCAAACAGGGATAAGCGGAATATAAATAGCGGTGTAGCTAGCCACGATGCAGAGGCACGGAATGTTAGATAAGGGCGATAATGTTTTAGTGCGATATGTGATTAGCTCCTGATACGATATAATATAATGTATGTGCGTGTGTATCCTATACATAAGCCTTAATACGGTCCAGTTATGCACGGAGCGTATAACATAAGCCGTAAAAACATACGATACGCGCATATTGTAATGTAGCTGCCATTGGTGTACATTGGTAACGGTTACAAGCCCGTATAGATACAGAGTACAATTAAAAACATTATATATTATGAAAGCAAAGTTTAATATTAATTGCCCGCTCTCATTAGATGAAGCTAATGAAATACAAAATATGTTTAGTTTATATGACATAGAATTGTATTGCGGTATTGATCAGTACGTTATAACTAATCTAGGTATGAGAAAATTTAAGTACGGTAAAACCAATATAAAAAACAGTATTGTAAAGAAAATAGAGTATATAATTAAAAACAATATATAAGACGAAAAAACAAGCTATAGCCGAATTTAAGCGCAATTTCGGGAACTTTAGAGGTTTTGTAAAAAAAGAATGGGAAATAAATATTACAATTATGGAAAAATACGATTATTTGGAAGCAATTAAAGAGGATGTTTTGAATTATATAAACGAAAACAATATAGTAGTAACATCCGAAAACCGGGATGAAGTGGAGCAGGAACTCAACGACACACTCTTCACATGTGACAGCGTAACTGGGAACGCTTCTGGATCTTACACATTTAACGCGTGGAAGGCCGAGGAATACCTATGTCACAATCTGGAGCTACTAGGAGAAGCGTTAACGGATCTCGGATATGATATGAGTTATTTGGACCGTGGTGCAGAAGCGTGCGACGTTACAATACGTTGTTATCTGTTAGGTCAAGCAATTTCGGAGGCTCTGGACGAAATAGAAACAGAAGAAGAAGAATAAAACGAATAACGAACAATTAAAATGTAACCTTTAAACTAAAATAATTATGAGAACGTATTTTGCGCAAGTTGAAACACGGTACCGGGCAATTAAAAATTGCCCGTTTACCCCTGCACACATTGTCAAGGTTTTTGGCGGTTATATGTGTTTTGAGAGTGATAACGATTATAGAGTTTGGAAAAATCAAAAGTAATAATTTAAAATAATTAAAGATATGAAAACGAACAATAACAACCTAGTAGATTTTTCAAGCAAATATACATACGTGGCTTCTGACAATTTAGTACAAGAAGCAAAAAGCAAACATAGTGATATATACCTTAATTTTGCGTACACCGATTACGATGGATCATTTTTAGACAAGGTTGTAATATCTTACTTTAAAAAATATTACCCGGAAAATATAGTACATGAAAAAACGTCCTGGAACGGTGAAAACGCCTTCATTTTTGGAGAACCTGCAAAAGAGTTGTACGACTTAATAAAAACCGGTTATATACTAGGTTTTGATTGTTTAGAGCAATATTATACCGAAATGGAGTATAACATAATAACAGAAGAAGCGCAACGATATATTAATGATAACGGGCTGAACAATGAGTTGTACGATATTGTTTGCGAATGGCTGACAGAAAATAGTCATATAGAGCCCAATTTTTTAGATTATTCGGAAATTGATCTAAACGAATATTTGCAAAAAACGGGTATTTAGAGCAATGATACAAACTACCAATGTAGGCGGGCATACTTACTATATAGTAGATGCCCGTACCATTACACCGCGCAAAATGGTTGCGCAAGAAATTAATCTTATACTTAACCATTGCAAAAAACACGGAATACCTATAATATACGTTTCGTCCGTCAATCAGTGTATAATGCAGCTCGAGCGATACATTAGATATAAGTATCATAAGAGCATCAATATAAGGCGCGTAAAACGCGCATGGGAATACAATTACTACCTATATTATTTACATAAAAACGAGCGTATATACGTTTTAAATAATGTTTTTGATAGTCCATAACTCACTCAATTTCAACGTTTTACCTATCATTAAACATTTATTAACAAAAATAATTTCCCGAAATAGTTGTTATTTCACAACGAACAATTAAAAAATACATGCTATGATCGAAACATTAATATTATTAGGTTGCTTGTGCCTATCCATACGAGTAACTGACTATGTAGAAAAACAGAAACAAAACAATAACAATAACAATTAAAAATGTAACATTATGGAAAGAAGAAACGATACCCCTAATTTGCTTGCAATGTATATACGTAACACAAGGGAAATATACGATATTACAGCATGGTTGCAAAATTGTATAATCAAAAAAGCAAACAAGGGTGTACAACCACAATTAGAATGCCTTGCCAATTGTAACACGATGAAAATGATAATCAGAGAGGCCGCCAAACTGTTATACAAGTACGACGGAATAACACCCACCAGACAGGAAAAACAGGAAGCCGCCCGGGAGCATGCCAAATATATTATTGACAGTGTGCAATACTCCATTCATAAACACCAATAGAGGGCAAAATAAAGCCCTTTATCGAAAGATATCAATCAATACCGATATATTACCCATAAAAACAAAAAAGATATGATTTATAAAGGATATATAATACATTATTGCTTTTGCGGTTACGAAACAAAAATGTATCTAATTAATTTCCCCCAATATCCCTACATTTCCAAAAATATAAAGTATGCATATAAGACCGTTAAAGAAGCAAAACGGGAAATTGATAGGGTAATAGATATATTGACGCAAAAATAAAAACATATTGAAATAGTTTAATATTAAAACAAAAACATTATGATACAAGTAATAGTAAAAAACAGCAAAACAGGTAGCCAATATATTTGCAAATCGGCTTCAAAAACAGTAAAGTATATAAGCTACCATTTCGTATGCAGGCACAAGGATCACCCGTTTTTTAAACAATTCTATCACGGTCCGAACGGAATACAAACAGGATCAGAACGATACAAGGAAATAGAAGCCCTAGAAAAATCTATCTATAATACACCGATACACGAATTACTAGAGCTAACCATCACGGAAACACCCCTAGACGGACGTACACGATACGCAAAACAGTTACCCGTATATAATGTAGACGTATTAGCAGAACTTACCTATTAACTATTTATAAAAAACAATATAATTATGATACAATTTACTATCGATAGTTTCAGCGGCGGTGTATCAGGCCGCCCGTACAATTCAATCAATGAAGCGATAAAGGATGGAGGATACTCCGTTTGGTGTAATGAAAAAATTAAACTAGCGTTTAGTTTTGGGAACGGCACGGAAAAAGATTTTAAAAGATATTGCAAAGACAATAAGTGTAAAATTGTGAGTGAAAACGAATTTTACAAAGAATTATATTCTTTGCCGTTAAACGAACAAGAAACACACATTCAATTTATTCGGGAACAATTAAACCGTTACGAAATACGCTAAAAAACAATTACAGAAAGTAATATTTAAACAAATAGCATTATGAAAAAACAGAATATAGAAAAAGAATTATCTCCTATCCTTGAAAACGAAAGTATTCAGATCGGAGCGTTTAAGGCTAGCAGAAGTATTAATACATTGGATATTATAAAGGAAAATATCAAGTTCTGGAAAAATTATGATGGGCACAAACTACCAGAAAAACAGGTTAAACGAGCGTATTATAACGGCACTAGGACACAAAACATAATCAAACTGTACAGAGATACGCCCGAATTGATTAAGTTTGTAAGAGAGTACGCAAACGACTATAAAACGTTAAATCGAAAGGACGTACCTAGCTGCATAACTATTGATCGTAGTCGGAGTGAACGTTATTTTTCCGTATATATCAAAAAGTTTGGGAACGTGCGTTTTGATGAAGTGTTAAGAGTTTTCCCTTTGCTTCCTAAATCATATTTGAACAAGTAATTAAAGTGATTAAAGTAATTAGAGTTTTAAAGAGAATATTAACCGATTCAGATATAATAGATCTGTACGGTATGTATTGTGATTTTTATAAAAATATACAATAATTTAGATAGCATTTTACGCAATTTGTTAGTTGCTGGAAACATTGTAACCGTACCGTTTGAACAAATGAGAGAGATACGCAAAGAACTGGACCGCTTTGTTAAGCCTGTCATTTAGGGAATTAAGATAAATATGATTGCCCGGTATGGAGAACAACGAACAGAGCGATACTATTACCGGGAACTAATTAATAACTTAAAAACGAAAAGATATGAATATTATTACAGATAAGGCGAAAACTCCTGCAAAGCTACGTTATAGGGTGAGCAATAACAGCGGAACGATAAACGAAGAATTCGGGAAGGACCAACAAGCCGCTTATGATTTTGCAAACGGAATGAATGAAACGGCAACAATACGCGGGTATTTCGTTTTCAAAAAGCACGGAGAATGGCAAACGAATACGGTATTCATTGATCATGTATTTAAATAACCAACTATCCCGGCGTGGAGGACAACAAGCGGAGCGACACCGCCGCCGGGAACTATTACTAACTTAAAAACAAAAGAATATGGGAACGAGCAATCATCTAAGTATTAAGCAAATTATTTGTTTTAACATTATAGCGGCTGAAAAAGTTGCCGGGAATATATGTCAAGGTCTTGCTGTTAAGCTAGGGAAAGCGTTTATATACGATAACCGTGATATTGATGTCAATGAAATCTCATACATTAGTCAACAATGTGAGATTGCGCTTCAAAATATATCCGAATTAGGTCTTACGGAAGCCAAGAACAATGAAATGAATAATATAATAGCTAAATATAATGGGAACGAACAATAAACAAGCTATCCTGGAAGGTCGTAAATGGGATGTTATAGAGAGTGTTGACGGATATTTTTCCGGGGAAAAGAACGGAGTTATCATACAAGGAACGACAATGAGTGAACTGTATGAAAAATGTAAATCTTTTGATATAGCTTCGGTTATGGAGAAAATTAAAACGGGTGTAGATCTGAACGACTGGGAAAAACGCTTAATAAAAGTTAATAAAAAAGTTGTTGGCAAACCAATAAACTATATCTTTGCCGTATGAGAAAGAAATACGTGGCATATTATAAAGGCTGTACAATAGAGGTCACAGGAGAAAAAGACTTCATGTACCGGATAATAAAGAGAGGTTCAAAAGGTGAACGGATGGATCTCTTTGTAGATATGTTTTACAGATCCACTTCTGACGCTTTAAAGGGTGCTATGAGATGGATAGATAATAATGTAAGGAAGGAGTAATATTATGATTTTTGGAATTATTTTTGCAATGATAATGAGGGTTTTATGTGGAAATATGTTAGACGATTAATTATTATCATTATATGGCTTATTGTGTTACAGATTTTGTCTGAATGTTAAACGTGTATATCTATGACTAAAGAAGAATTTAGAACAAAGAAAGAAATTATCAATTCAAAGATAAATGAATTGAAGAACGAAATGATAAAATTAGAGAAGGAGTACATTGAATCCAATGCAAAGTATCCTATCGGAAGCAAGGTGTGTATTACTACTAATGAATCAAAACGATATGCCTATGTCAAGGATTATAGGATTGATTTTTCTGACAATATTGAACCATTGTTTAACAAGGTGAAGAAAGATGGAACCGTGTCGGAGATGGGCTTACATGTTTGGTCTTATGAATGCCCTACGATAGAACTAGTAAAGGAGTAATTGTTATGGCAAAGGTAATGAATTTAGGAACACATTGTAGTGAATGTATTCACTATCAATGTATTTGTCCGTTTATGTATTGCATGGCTTTACAGAAAAGAATAATGGCTAGGAAAACACCTAAGTATTGTAAACATTATAAAACGTATAAAATGAAACGGTCATGAATAAGGTGGAAGTAGGAACCCTTGACAGACATGAACTGTTTGAACACAAGGGTATAATCTATGAAGTATTATACAAGACGGATTATTGTGTCCGTTGCCAATATCCTAACGACAAATACCGTTACAGGGATAAATGGAAATATCTCTATACCGAATTTAGTTTATGGACAAAAGTGAATAAATTATGAAAACATTAGTTTTTGATGTGATGCTTGACGAGCGGTTTATACATACGTTCAGATACCAATATTGCCCGTTGTTTCCGATAGACGAACAGGAACTGGAGAAGTTTGTCACTGACAGGCTTCCTACATTGAAAGGCAAAGACTTTAGAATTGTATTTTAAAATGAAGAAGATATTAATTAGACAATATGGAAATAAAGAACGTAGGACAACTTAGAAAAATAATTGAGAATCTTTCCGATGATTACGAAATAGAGATGCGTGTTAGACGCAAATTGACGGATGAAGAATTGAAGAATTGCAGATACCCTTACCCTTATGATACAGAGTATTTAACTCTTGAATTTGACGATATAGGCGTTTCTTGCAAAGTATTGTGCTTGGGTGTAACTTCTAATGAATGAACGGTATGGAAATAAATAGCGGAATAATAATAGATGGAGTGCTGCATGAAATGATTGAACTGATTGATGCGTCCTGTACGAGTTTTGATTGCACTAAATGTTCATTGCGTAAGGAATGCAATGAGTGTAAGATGAAGCATGAAACATATCTGTGTGATGTGATGGGTTGTTTCTTCTTTGTCAATCGTGGTAAAGTAACAGAGATTAAGATAGATAAGGAGAAGTAACTATGGGATTTACAACACAGTGTTTTATACACAAGAATACTGCTAATATTAGAAATAGATTAAAAGAACTTGGCTATTATTGTAATCCATATTTAGGTTGGAATAATCTATTTACTTGTGTATTTGGAGTTAATTCGGTTTATTCATTGGACGATTATGATACAAATGGTATTAAAGAAATATATGGTCTTATTGATTGCGGAACAAATGAAGAACTATTCCTGGCTATCGCTGCATTGAGGGATGATACAGACAAGTACCAATGGTTTACGGATGGGGATAAATGGATTCTGTGTCCTGCAATCAAGTTCTCTACCTATTGGGTTTACAATGATATTGATGTCAATACGGATACCATTCACAAGGCTACCGTAGACGAATTGATTGAACATTTTAAAACAAAGGAGGAATGATGAAAGCAAAGTATTTTAAAAAGATAAGAAACCAAGTTAAGTGGTATAAGGTATCATACAGAGATGATTTGTTTTTTGATTTTATAGATGAAAAAGATGTATTGGCTAAATCTCCTGAAAATGCTTGTGTCAGATACCATAAACGTACTGGATGTTTTGTTAACAAATATAATCCTAACCATATCACACAACATAGCGAACGTCTTTCAAGGTTCAAAGTATGTATAGGTAAGAAAGTAATGTATTTCGATTAAATATGAAAGCAAGAATAAAAAGAAAAATTCAAAAAAGACCATTCCTATATAATGTAGGACAAGTTTTTAAGGCTTGTGATTGGATTACTAGTATTCAACGTGGAAATATGGTTTGGCGTAGGTATCGTTCATTTGGTACTATTATTAAATCAGAATTTTAAATATGAAAGCAAGAATAAAATCAACAGGAGTTTTGGTAGATGTAACTCCCCAATTAAACATCAACTCTCAACATAACAATGATTATTTATATGTATGTGATAACATGGTTTACAGAGAATGCGAACTTGATTTTTCAGCTATCGACTGGGAACAGAGGCGATATGAACTAGCGAAAGCTGCCATGCAAGGATTTTGCAGCAATTCACATGAACAGGTAATGAATGCTAGTTTAAATATGACAGTAGAATGGAGCCTTGGTTTCGCTGATGCGCTAATAAAGAAATTGAAAGGAGAATAAAATTATGACCGAAGAACTTGTGACATTAGAAACAGCAAAGTTGCTGAAAGAGAAAGGATTTAATGAGTATTGCAAAGATATTATTAATCATAAGGGTATAATGATGGAAACCATATTTAGAACTAGTAAGGATTTACCTAAATCATTTTATTCTTGCCCTACTCAATCCGTTGCCCAAAAGTGGCTACGTGAAACCAAAAACCTGCATATCGGAATATCTTATATGTATGAAAACTATTGGCTTTACGATATTCTGACAATACCTACCCATGACTTGATAGGATTGTCTGACAGACCTATTTTCCGTTATAATACCTACGAGGAAGCACTGGAAGCAGGTTTACAGGAAGCATTAAAACTTATATGATTATGAAAACAATTATATTTACAATAATATGTATTATCGCCCTATTATGGGTTGGAGATCTAACAATTACATTCAAACCGTTTTCCATATCGCTGCCCGGTTGGCATAAGGCTTTAGGTATTATTCTGTTTGTATTTGCAATGGCGGTGTATAACATTGGAGAATACGCTAAGGGGTACAAGCATGGTTTTGATGATGGATTAAAGGAGTGTCTTGAAATAATTAAAAAAAATGGGAAGAATAGAGCAGATAGCAACAATTGATTTTTGTTATTTCCGATTAAAAATTCTCTGCAAACAGCTTTCTAATACCAAGTCAAACATCGAAAGACTAGTTGACAAGGCTTGCGGTTATAACGAAACCGAAGAGATAAGAAATGAGTGCATAATGCTTGTAGAGCAGATCATTGAAAGCAAGAAGCAAATCGGGGAAGATTTCAAAAGAGATGAACGTGTTTTGAATAAATTGAAAAGAAATGAACAGTAGTGACATTAATTTCCCGTTACTCCGTATTTTTAATGGAGTAACGGGGCGATATGAACTTCTTATTGACGATGTATCCATAGATGCTTATGGGCGTGTAAGAGATAGCAGTGGTTGCGTTGTAGAATGGTTTACAGGCGTGTTTGACATGAACGGAATACCCTTATTTGAAAACGACATAATCATGCCTGTAAAGGACGGAATAAGCCAATACAGGCGTATATGGAGAACGGTAGGTGGATTTGTGTTAAGCAGAAGAAATGATGTGAAAGGACTGTCCAAATTGGATATGCTTGGTGCGGACTATCTTGTGAACGAACGTGTGCAGCAATACATATCTGATGGTTGCGTAAAGGTAGGGTCTGCAACAATTGATCTTAACCTATTGAAAGGGAGAACGAAAGAAGAGATTATTAGAAATTTGTCCAGGAGAGTAAATTTATGAAAGACAAAATGCTAGAGGAAAGTTTGAACAATTTCTACAGGACGTTTCTTATTTGGGTGATAAGATGTTATCCTATATTGTTCTGTATTGCTATACTTGTCCATCAGTGTGAGGTTATACACTCTGTTGGAACAGGTGATATCATTGAATATTATGATGGTGACACATTGGAGTATATTCAGTATGCCACTCCGTTTTCGGACAAGTACCTTACCATATTCTTTAACGCCAAACTGTTTAATGCAATTTTGTTCTATGTGTTGTCAAAAGTATTTTTATTTTGTATATATCATAGAGTATTTGTTATTGAGATGTTCATATATGCAATATTGGATATTGTATTTAACAATGTGGTGTTTGAGGATGCACATTTGGTTAATGCAATATATTATACATCCATTGGTTTTGTTACTGTTGGATTCTTTATTGCATTATACTTACATCAAAGGTATGGAGATAGGAAAGTGCACATACATCAAACCATTAGTGAAGGATGTCGTTTTATGAAATAATATACATTTTGCCGTTCTAAAGTATTGTTTTTTTTATAATAAATAAATGTCTTTTAAATAAAAGTGTTTTATATTTGCTTTTGTAATTAATAGTATATATATTTGCATTGTATTTTAAAACACTTTTATTATGAAAACAGAAGTTGAAATGAAAAGGATTCTTTTTGGGCATGAAATTTCCCAAAAAAGCAAAAGTGAATTATTGTCTGCTACTGATTTGGTTAAAGCTGGTAATGCTTGGAGGATTAGCAATGGGTTTCCTGAATTTAATTTTTACCAGTGGAGGCAAAGTAATAATACAAGAGAGTTTATTGTAGAGTTAGAAAAAAAATATGGTACTGCTATTATCAGTGGAAGGGGTAGAGGACATCATACATGGGTTCATCCTTTTTTATTCTTGGATTTGGCTTTGGCGATAAATCCAAAGTTGAAAGTTGAAGTATATGAATGGTTGTTTGACAAACTTCTTGAATATCGTAATGATAGCGGTGATTCATTTAAAGAAATGACTGGTGCATTATATAATAATTGTTCAAATAAAAGCCAGTTCTCAAAAGCGATGTCTTTATTGTGTACTATGATAAAAGAGGAATGTGGTATAATAACAGATTGGCAACACGCAACAGAAGAACAACTGTTGTATAGAGATAAGATCCATGAATATATATCTCTTATGTGTGACATTTTTAAATGGAATAACAATGAAGCTGTCCGTATAGGTTTGTTGAAAGCTAAAAAATGGAAAGAAAATAAATTATCTTTTTATTAATTAATAATCTATTTTTTACCCATAGCTTGTGTTCCTCCCGTATTTTTCATGTTTATCTTGACCTTTACGGGAGATGCCTTTTTATTTGATGTTACTTTAGGGGATTTAACATTCACCCTAATCACTTTCTTTGCCATATATTATTTGTTTTAATTGTTTTGCAAAAATAATGATTTTTTTTGGTAGTATGAAAACTTTATGTACCTTTGCGGTGCGATAGTTTTTGGACTTTTTTGTTTTATAATGATAGCTGCTACCTAAAATATAAGCAGAGGTTTCTTCATACATTTTTCATAAGTCTAATGTATAACTGTCGCAAGTTGAAGAGATCTCTGCTTTTTTTTATTTATGCGACAGTTTAATGAAAACTATTTAAGCGTGAACAATAGTACCGCTAAAACAGCGTTGGCACACGAAACGGGCGAAATTATGGTTTATGAACATCCTTTGTTTGGTAAAATTCGCATGTTTATTCAAAATGGTAAAAGTTGGTTTTGTGGATTAGACGCTGCAACATCTTTGCAGTATTCAAATCCGTCAAAAGCTATTTCAGATCACTGTAAACCATCCTCCATAACGATTCGGGAAGTAGGGGTACAAACTGGATTGAAAGCGGATGGAACTCCAGCTATACAAATGAAATCAATGAAGTTTATTAGTGAAGGGAATATATATCGCCTGATTGCTAAAAGCCAAATGCCTAGAGCTGATGAATTTGAAAGTTGGATATTTGATGAAATTGTTCCATCAGTTATAAATACAGGTAGTTATTCTATACAGGACGGATTACCAAACTTCAACAATCCTGCCGAAGCTGCTAGGGCTTGGGCTGATGAGTATGAAAGGAATCAAGCATTAACCTTGGAAAACAAGGAGGCAAAGCTACAACTAGAATTAAAGACGGAACAACTAGATGAATCCAAGGAATGGTACAGTATTAAAAGATGGTCAAAGGAAAACGGTGTAAACTGGAGAAAGGTTAGCTGGAGAAAGATGAAAGTAATATCTTACGAGCTAGGTTACGAAGTGAAAAAGATTTTTGATGCTAACTATGGACAGGTTAATATATACAATGTAAACGTATTTAAGGCATACTTTAACAAATGTGAATAAATAATATGTATTTTAAAATGTTTGATAGTATGTCATTTTATTGACTATATTTGCATCATGTTTGAGTGTAGAAGCAAGCATATTAATAAAAGTTTAGGGGGAAAGCGTTCCCCCGATTTTATTAACCATTAAGCGATAAGACAATGAAAAAGTTTTTAGAAATAATGATGATTGTATTCTGTCCTTATATTGTTATATACAGGCAGAAAAGGCAAATCAGATTATTGAAAAGCGATATGAATTACGCTAGTCAATTTTGGAGTATTGAAAGAGATCCAAAAAGCGTAGACTATGACTAGATTGTAAGAAACGCATTTCATGTTAAACCTATTTTTTCTTTATGTGCCAAAAACAAAAGACCATGATTCTACTAGAAATTTTTCAAAACTGCTTTATTGTAGGGTATGATGGAAAGAAAATACCCTTTGTAAAAGATAATTTCCTGTTTAGTGATACCGGGGAAAGATATATCTTGACCAACAAGGAAAACAGTGAGCAGGTTAGCCTACCGAAGCAATCGACAATAGTAATTAAACGTAATATTTTTCATGAAGGTATTGATTAGAAAGGATTCAAGCGACATAAGAAACAGACTTGAACGGTTAGAGTACACCGCTTCCGAAAAATCGTTGGATGGATTTGGTGATGGCATCTTTGTAGACAAGTCAGATAATACTTTTCACGTGAAATCAGAGTGGGAAGTTATCCGTATGTTTCTTGAAACAGTAGATTGCGGAGATGACGAGAATATGTTTTTTGATTTTGTAGAAAACGATATAACGTCAATAACGCCAACAATGCTAGGTAAATATAAATCTTTAATAAAAGTTGATAACTTTCCCATCATTAATACATCTAGCATTCAAGATGTGTTATACCGTGAAGATAGAGAACATAACATCATAGAAGTTATTGTTATTTCAGTGTATGGGTTAAAGTTGAAAAGCGTAAAAGATGTTGACTTTTCAGACTCTAATTCGGATACAATAATAGAGTATATGAAATCGTTGCATAAACAACTAAAAAAATATGTAAAATATGAAGTGTAATTTTACCCCCATGGACAAATTCTACCAGATACTGGATTACTACGGTTTGTCTTACACAGAGTTAAAAAGTAATCATATTCGTGTGTTTTACGGAAACAAGAAGCTGTTTGACTATTTCCCACTTCGCATGAAGCTGTTTGATTACCATGAATGGCATCAGCTTACTTATCCATTTGTTAAAGATAAAAAAGACGAGTGGGAAGTTGAACTAACAATGTTCATTAGTAGTGTTTTGGGAGATGAGATGTTTGAAAAGTTTAAAAACGATTGATTATGGACAAGAAAGAAAAAGATTTTGTTCCAAAAGCCATAAATTTGTGTGGCAAACGGAGGATGCTGTCTTCAATTAAAGGATGGGAGATTGTTAAATATAACAATTACTCTAACGGACATACCAATCCACAAAGTGTCAAGAAGTTGAGAATAGCACTTTCAGGACGTGAAGTAATTGAGTATGTTCTGAACGATGAGGATGATACTATTAAAAAACTTGATAATTATTTTGGTCTTCTATGATGATAAAAGTGGATATACCAGAGCCGTTTATAGACGGTGACAATACGATGGTAAACATCACGTCCGATTCATTCTGCTATTCCAGCATTGATTCACGTTATGAAGGATTTCAGAGTTCCTACAAGGACGGGAATATGAATCAGAAGATACAAGGAAAACTAGAGATTATTGCAGATCAATTCAAAGAACTAATAAAAATCATTGAGGATAATGGAAAGACATTTGTTAATACAGGAGTGTGAGAGAGAAGAGGAAATGAAGAAATTACGCAAGCAGCAGAACGATCTTATCAAGAAAGGTCGTATGGTTGAATGTTCTCGCGTAACAGCCAAGATAAAGGAGTTCCAGGAAGCATATATAAAGGCTTATCCTGACGGTAAGTATGTGAGAGGTATGGAGATTATCAAAAAGATGTCAGATGATGAAAAAACTGATTGGATGATGTATATTAATGCTATTGCTTTCTGTGCTGATATTATACATTCATCCTCTATTGAGCTTAATGAAATGCTAAAGAAGGTACTTCCAGGGTCTAGCCTTCAAATGTTTGAAACACTTGAAAAGGTAGGTACTATGGCAAAGAATCAAATTATGTGGATGGATAACAATGTGGATGAGGAATATCAGGACGATTTTGCCAAGTATGCTGACGAGATAACCATTATGCTTTTATCATTTGTTAAAAATAAATTTTTACCCAGAAAATGACACGCGAAGAAATACATAAAAACGTACTGACAATAAGAAATTATTATTTCAGTATTCAGAACAAGATTGATAATGGATACAATGTTTCAGAATTGGACATAGATTCTAAAACGCACAACAAAATGATTGACGATACAATAAAATCAGCCTTTGAAGATCATAAAATTATTCTTGCTTTGGAAAAATACAAGTTATGAAAAAGAAAGATATAGACGAAGGATATATTGTAGGTGACTTTTATATAGTTAAAAGCCCTATCAAAGAGGGATGGCTTCACGTAGTGAATATAAAAACATCTTGGCAGATAAAGGTGATGATGGGAGCGAATACGGCAAAGTTTCTAAGCCTTTCCCAACAGGAAATATTTGACAGGATCAACGGAATATATATTCAGTCCATGATGTCTTTATACGATTCAGAATACGCCTTAAACATAGCTAAAAATGCAAAATCATACATGGCTCGTAAAGCTAAGAAGGTTAAAAAATCTGATGAGAATGAAGATATAGAAAAGGTGAAAAGAGATCAGTTTATGATGAAAATAGCTTCCTCTTCTGATGAGGAAATTATGGATATGATTGTCAATGGAGAAATTAATTATGAATATTTTAAACAGGACAAGGAAAAGGAGGATGTATGAGCGAAATGGAAAGACATATCGGTAAGATAAGAAAAGTTGATTTAGGAAATTATACCATTGAAGAATGGTGCGAGAAAAAATGTAAGTCTATTGGAATAGGTTTAGACGAATGCTATAAATCCTATAAGGAAGCATTATTAACAGATCCATATCCATCTATTGTGATTGAAGTTGATGGCACTCTTTGGGAAATAATTGAAGATAATGAAGAAGAAAACACAGAGGATATATCAATCCTTACTCCAAACAATGACGGAACTTACAGTTATATAATGCAGTTTTACAATGGAGGAACTTGTTTATCTGAAATGCTTGAAGATGGTATAAAAAATATAAAGGAGGAATGATTATGCAAGACTATATTTCAGACTGGTTCATCCCGATGGACTTCGGTAATGATATGTCGGATGAAGAACCTAACGGTGAGGATAATTTTAATTTTGAATGAATATGGAAAAGAAATTTGAGCTAACAGATAACTTTATAATCAATGCTTTTGGAGTGAAGTTATTCCAAATCAAGTGTACAAAGTCTTTCAAATATGCCAAGGAAGGTGATTTGGGAGGATATGTTGAGAAAGATGAGAACTTAGACCAAGAAAGCGATGCTTGGGTGTACGGCGATGCT